ATCGAGGGTGCGTGGCTCTTGCTCAAAGTCGTCCCGAATTGCTGACTGCACAAAACATTGCGTTTCGCTGAACACCTCCCAAGCTGGCCGATCACCCCAAATCATGCTGAGTTTATCGCGGATGAAAGCCTCGTTTTCTGGAACGTACAAAAACGATTTCACACCCTGCACCGCGACGTTGCAAACTATATTTAGCAATAGTGTCGACTTGCCGTGACCAGCCACACCCGTCACCACAACGAACTGCCCTGGGTACATTTTGAAAATCTCATCCAACTCATCCCATCCCGTACTTTTGGCGATAGACGCCACAGAATCTCGTTGCGGCAAATCCGCTAGTGCATGATAGCCGACCTGATCGTGACGCATTAAGCCAGGCGTTTTTTGCAACATCAGATGATCCCCGCCAGTGGATCGGCCAAAGTGTGACGCAAGCCACCCTTCCCGGCCGCCTTGGCTTGTTCGAGTTTTATTTTCTGTTCCCGATTGCGCTTCGCCAGCGCCGAGGAGACGGCGAAGAACCACTTTTGACCTTGATCGTTTGCCCAAACCGTGAGGCTTAGAAGTTCGGCCTTAAGGTCAAGTGAGGGAAAGGCAGATTTCCACTTTTCAAAGTCTTTTTTGCAGAGCCGAATAACGCCGCTCTCAAACTCATACTTTTCCAAGGGCAATACCGCGTCAGCGGTATCTTCTTTCTTTCTTTCTATAGGGTAGGGTAGGGTAGTGGCATTGCGAACGTCATGCACAGTGGTACTGCGTTCGCTTATGTCTTTTTCTTTATGCCACCGATGGTTAGCCGCGGCGGTGTTCTTTTTAGACTTCTCTCTTCGCCACTTCCACTCATAGGTTAGACGCTTCTGTGTCACCCATCTGTTTTGAACTTGGCAAAATTCTGAAATGAGAGGTCGAACTTGCAAACGGACTGCGTTCGCATCGCGCCGGAAACGACGCGCGAGCCATTCGTCGTCATCGGGAATGCGGCAGTCCGGCGACTGCCAAATTAACATCAAAATCTGAAGGTAAATTCCATGTTCGGCGTCGGAAAGATGGTCAGTGTCTGACCTATAATCAGTAACGAATAGCGGTAAATATGGGTATTCGGCCAATGTGCCCTCCTACGGGCGAAAGATGGACTGGACGTCCCTGGTAGGACAGGCATGGCGGGGATCAGCCGCGACGCCCAGCGACTCAAACCTTCGCTCAATTCAGGCCGGAAAGGAAGCCACCACTAATAGATATCGGAGACGGCAGACACACTAGGAGAATTTGCCGACTTGGTCGCCCCACACCGTCCAGCCGGGCCGTTCCGCGCGCGCGAATAGCTCGAGATATGGGCCATCCGAATATCGCTCGACACGATCAAAGAACTGCGCCGGTTTTCGACTGTGCTCCCGCCGCGGCTCGATGATGACCTCGTGCACGCCGGCGTCTCGGCGCACCGAGCGGCCGCGTTTGCCGATCAAAACGAATTCCGCCCCTTTGCGTGTCGTGAACCCACCGCCCATTGCTAGATCCGACTTGAGCATGAACAGCGACGCCGCGTGGGGATTGAGTTTGATCCAGACAAAGCCCATCCCCGAGGGCTTGAAGCCCCAAGCCTTCATGAGCGGCAAATGAGCGCCGATCGCCAGCATTGGCCCGGTAATCCACAAGAACAGCGCGCAGTCGGGCGCCGCTAGATCCCCGACAGGCATGGCAGCGAGCTCGGCCAGCGACATGGTCGCATAGTGCCGGCGCGCATTGCGGCCAGGGTTGGCTTTGCTGTTGGACTTAAAATCCCAGGGCGGATCGATCGCTATACAGCGATAATGACCGTATTCTAGGCCGAACATTGTGGTCTTCTCCCCAGTCAATTCGCCCCGCATGGTCACTTTGCCTTTCGGCTCGCAGCAGCGGGTTTTGTCGCTACCCGCATTATCGGCTTACACCGATGTCCTATAGCTTTAGACGATGCCGCTTTATCAACCATGCCGCTATTGAACGGTGGAACTAATCCAGCTTAAACACCTCGACGATGAGCCCCGGCTGCTCGCAGTATTCTTTCACCACCACGGCCACGACGATCTGGCTGTCGTCCTTCCAAATCGCATCGGTCAAACCATCAATCGCGCTCTTGGCATAATTATCGAAGTCGGGCCGGCTGGTCGGCTTGATGATGCCGGCAAGCGCGGCGTCCCGCTTCTTGCCCGACCAGCTTTGCGGGATCGGAAGCATGGCAAACACTCGGACGGCGAGCGGCCCCTCGAGCATCGGCCGGCCCCGCATGGCCGCCTTACCCCGCCATTTCAGGGCAGTCTCGTAAACCTCGGTTTCCTTGGGGGTATAGACATGGACGAATCCTGGCCTCCCATTCGCCCCAGGAGGCACGTAGCGGAACCGTGGGCGACCTTTTGGCACCGGGGGCCCCGGATGCTCGATTACGCAATAGGGGGCAGGCTGTGGGCCTGCCCCCGGCATTACAGCAAAAAGGTCGAGCGCGAGGCTCACTCGGCCGCCTGCCGGGCCCCGAACTGCGGCCGCGACACCTTGCCATCGGGAACCTCCGGCGCCTCGGGCTCTTCGGCCTCGTCCTTGCCTTCGGCCAGCGGCAGACGCTGCACCGACTCGGCCCGCTTTTCGAGCCCGCTGACATCCAGCATGTAGTCGAAATGGTCGAGGAAATCGGCCAGTTTCTCCGGTTCCATCCGGTTAAGCTGGCGGATCATGCCGAGCGCCTTGCGGTTGGTTCCATAGGTCTCGACCGCGTGCGCAATCTTATTGCCGAGCTCGCCGGCCAGTTCGGATTGCTGCGCCTTGGTCCGTTTATCGAGTGCGAGGATGCTCGCCAGGGCGGACTTGGTTATCATCTTCGTGACTTCCGAGCCCGTAACGGCCTCGGTCTCGGGCTTTTCCGGCTCAATGCCGGCCTTCTTTCGCTTTGCCATGTTGGCTACCTTTCGAGTGGGGAGGGAAGAACATCGCATCCCAAATATCAGGGATTTCGGCCTTTTTAGGCCAGTTTTTCTCGAACCATGCGATCAATTGGTCGTATTTGCGGGCAGAAACCGTGCCTTCCCGAGCAATGAGCCGGGCAAAGTACGGCGGATCGCCTGCGGTCTTACGCGACAGCACGCCCAAAGTCATCCCGGTATGGGCACAATAGGCCCGCGCCAGAATGATCAGATTTTGACGCATAATAGGTTCCCATTTCATGGGACTACCAGATATAGGGCCTCTGCCGAGAAGGCAAGCGGGAAAACCCGTTGACAACCGAAATATGAAGGCCGATGATTGCCCCGCGTCGAGAACCACGGCGTCGGGCGGCAGATACCGCCCCGGCGCCACAACCGGAGCAGCCCACCATGAACGCCCCCAAAACAGCCACCCTCCAGCAGGACGCGCCCGAGAATCCGCGCGCCATCCCCGGATCGAACCAAGCGCCCGATTACGCCCAGCGCGTCACCGCCGAGATGGCGGCAAATTATGACACGCTCGCTGCGTCCGTCACCGCCATGCTCGCCCACGCCAAGACGCTGCCGGGCACGGTCGAGAGCCCGGAGGATTCCGAACAGCTATCAAAGGCGGTCAAGGACATGGGCGATGCCGACGACCGCGCCGAGGCATTCCGGGTCCGCGAGAAGGAACCGTATCTGCGCGGCGGCAACGCGGTCGACCAGTTCTTTAAGGGCCTACAGGACCGACTCAGAAAGGGCAGGGCCATCCTCACTGCGCGCGTCCACGTCTACAACGAGAAACGCCGCATTGCCGAGGAAAACCGACGGCTGGCGGAACTGCAGAAGGCGCGAGAAGAAGCCGATGCTGCTGCGCGCAAGCATGCGGCTGAGATCGCAGCCCAGCACGAAGCCGAGCAGGCTGCTGCCCGCGCGCGCAAGGCGGAGAACATCGAAGCGCACGAACAGAACGCCGAGGCTCACGCCGTCAACGCCGAGGGCGCGCGCGTCGAGGCGATGATCGCACAGACTATAGCCGACGATGCCCGCATCGCATCCCTGCAGAAGCCAGCCGAGATGGTGCGCGAGCGCTTCGATAGCGGCGTCCTCAACACGATGGCGCAGAAGCCGCATATCGAAATCACCGACGCCAGCAAACTAGACATGACCATCCTGCGGCCCTTCATCAAAGAGGAACACCTGCTGCAGGCGCTCAAGATTTGGGGCAAGACCACCAGCTACAAGAAGGCAATGCCCGGCGCGATCGTAGAGATGCGGGCAGAGACGGTGATCAGGTGAGTATCCAGACCATCAAGTGGGACGGCAAGCAGATCACCAAGATGGGAATGTATGGCAATATCCCGCTTGAAACGTACCACGCCCACAATATCTGCGACGGCCCGAGCATTTCATCGTCGGGCCTGCGGATCATCTTCAACCTGAGCCCGGCCCATTTCTATTCACAATGGCGCGGCAATCCAAAGCGGGTCATCCCACCCGACGCCGAGCATTTCCGGGTTGGGCGTGCTCTGCATTTTTTGATGCTCGGAGAAAAGTTCTTTTCCAAGCTATTCGCCGTCCAGCCCGAGGAATGGCCGGACGAGAATGGCGTACTCAAGCCTTGGCACAATGCCCGCCATGTGTGCAAAAAATGGAATGCCGTACGCGAGGCCGAGGGCCGCGCGGTACTCACCAAAGCCGACGTCGTCAGCCTCAAGAACATGGCGATCGCTCTCGGCAATAACCCGATCATCCAGGCCGGCGCCCTCAACGGCTTAATTGAAAGATCGCTGTTCTGGGTTGATAAAGAAACCGGGATCTGGCTCAAGAGCCGCCCCGACAGCATCCCGGGCGACAGCGGCGATTTCGTCGACCTCAAGACCACCACCAGCGTCATGTGGCGCGAGATGGTGCGCACCATCGGCGAAAGAGGCTATCACCAACAAGGATCCCTGATCTGCGAAGGCGCGCGCCGTGTCCTCAAGATCGCGCATCCCACTTTTACGTTGATATTTGCCGAAAAAAAGCCACCGTACTGCACCCGTGTTGTCACCTTGAAGGACAACGACCTGCAGCTAGGCGAACGGCAGAACCATGCGGCACTGGCGACCTTCGCCCAATGCCTCAAGACCGGCCAATGGCCCGGGCCCGGCGGCACCAAAGAGGATGCCGAGAACATCGAGATCGGAGACTACGACCGCAAGCGCATCGAAGAACGGTTGGAGTTTGGAATTTAACAGGAGCACCCATGACCGACACCAAGACCATCGAACACGAACCACAAGCCGAGCAGCAGCCACATCCAGAGCCACAACCCGAACCACAGGCGGCGTCGCCGGCGCTCGCTGAGAACGAACCGCCAACGCCGATCGCGCGCCGCGCCGAGCTCGTCCCCGTCGGCCCGACTGGGGCGTCCCCGATTTCTCTGGCCCAGCAGATCGACTTTGCGCAATTCATGGCCAAGGCGCGCAATGCGCTGCCGTCGCACCTCCGCGGGAATGTCGGCGATTGCCTAGCAGTCCTCGATATATCAAGCCGCGCCGGCCTATCGCCGTACATGGTGGCTAATAAAACCTACGTCCAGAACGAGCGCCTCTGCTTCGAATCCCAGCTTTTCCATGCCCTGCTGGTCCAGTCCGGCAAACTCAAGGGCGACCTGCAGGTCACATATCAGGGCGAAGGCGACGCTCGCACCTGCACCATTAAAGGCACGATGCGCAGCGACGGCATCGAGCGCACACACACCTCGCAAACGCTCAAGGATGCGCGGCCCAGCACAAACGACCGCGGGCAGATTAAAGGCTCCCCGCTCTGGAAAGATAAGCCTGACGTCCAGCTTTTCTACGACACCAGCCGCGACTGGATTCGCATGTTTGCACCAACCGCCACCCTCGGCATCTACACTCCCGAGGAGATGATTGAGCACCCGATCGGGCCCGAGGGCGCCATCGACGTGACCGAGGTGAGCCCAGACCTCCACCAGCGCCTCAAGGGCACCAACCGGGACGAGGGCCACAAGCCCGGCCATGCCGAGGCCGAGCTCGCCAACGTGGCAGCGGGCAACCACCGCGAAATAAAGCCAGCGCTGCCCAAGGCCAAGCGCCAGGCAGCGGCTGAAACCCCCAAGCCGAGCTCGCGGGCCGCAAAACGAGCAAAACGCACCCTGCAAGCCCCCAAGGCCGAGGCGAAGGTTTTACCCAAATCGACCCAAATCGACCCAAAACTACCCGAAGAACCGAAAAAGTCTGCCACCCAGCGGAAGGCCGAGCTCGAGCAGGCCGCGGCCCCCAATGGCCAGCCCAAGACCCCCGTCGAATATTGGGGCTTCGCTCGCGACTGGATCCTCGCCGGCGCCGATGCCGACAACCTCGAGGCCCGCTGGGACGGAGAACGTGACATGCGCGATGACTTGGGTGTCCCGATGCAGCGCCGCAAGGAACTGGAAAAGCTGCTCGCCGGTCGCAGCGAAGAATTGCGGAAATAGAATATGACCTCGCGCGATCATATGGAGGAACGCCTGCGGCGGATCGAGCGCGACATCGTCGTCGAAAAGCAGGTGCGCCAGCAGGTGGCAGATCGCGGAGAGTCCACCACTGAGATCGACCAGCGTATCGAGTCTTTGAAATCGACCGCATCCGCCTTGCGCGAACATTTGGAGAAATGTCAGTGAGCCGACTCCCGAGGCCGCATATTCCGATCGCCGTCCGCGTCCAGGTAGCGGAGCGGCAATTGCGTGGACGTGGAATGCCAGCCATCGATGGTGGCAGCCTTAAGTCTCGCCTCGATAGCGATCTTGCAATGCTATTCGGCGGACGGAAGATCGAATTGCATCATCGCCCGTCTCTTGTAAATAGGCGCCGCAAGCGGAATGGCGATTGTGATCCACCAGCGAATGATCCGGACTTCCTAGTCTACCTCGCCGACGATGACCACGATATTGAGACTAGGATTCGCGGCCTGCACGGACAGCACAGCGATCTCGGGATGGTGCGGAAGAACAAGAGGATCGCCGCCAATCGAAACCCGAAGCGGCATAAGGCAAAGATAGCACAGAGAGAAGAATATCGGTGGCCGTCGCGGCCATTCAGAAAAAAGGTCTGATGGGCCCTTCCTGTTCAATTTCCTCGATGTGCGGCGCAGTAGCAATAGATCAGCCAGAACGGCAGGGCGTAGCAAGCGACGATGATGATTATCGAGATTGCCGCCAGCGGAATCGCGACAAAGGTGCCAAAGAGGTAATCGCTAAAGGTCATGGCGGCCCTTCCTGTTCTAAATGCACTCACCGATTATCTCGCGCTTGAGACAACCAAACTTCTCATCGTCTCCGATGACTTTGCCGTGAAGGGCAACCACCCACCATCTCTCGCCTTTCCATTTCGGAGGGATTAGCGTGGCATGTAGAGTGCCTTTGTTGCAGAGATTGAGCGGCCCTGGCGCGGTGTGAATGACACCGGGGGCGGCCGCTTCGATCTTGCCTCCGTTGTTTGACGGTTGGCCGTTGGCGTCGGATCGCCAGATGGCGATTTTGGCTTTTAGTTTCTTGGCAGCGACAAACCGAGCGCGTTCAGCATCGCTCCACTTGGTAGCAAAGTAGGCTATGCAGGAAAGCCAATAGGAGCCGTAGCCGTAGCCGGAGCCGTCGCCGGAGCCGTCGCCGTAGCCGGAGCCGTAGCCGGCGGAGCCGTCGCCGGAGCCGTCGCCGTAGCCGTAGCCGTAGCCGTCGCCGGAGCCGTAGCCGGAGCCGTCGCCGGAGCCGTCGCCGTCGCCGTAGCCGTAGCCGTCGCCGGAGCCGTCGCCGCCGTCGCCGGAGCCGTCGCCGTCGCCGGAGGCGTCCGGCAGCTTACCTTGAAGGACTACCGGGACCACGGCGCAGCCTCCCAAGCTACTGCCGCCGCAGGCGTAACCTCGGCAACGCAGGTAATATCACGCAATTCAATGTCAGCCGCCGGTCCGACGCGAGCACCGTCAACCGGCCCCATTAAGGCAAGCCCAAGGAAACCCTTGTTGGCAGATGGCCATGAAATGCAGTTGCGAGCGGCGCGGAGCCTAATCATTACGCCGTCTGTTTTGATCGCATAGCCAAAGAACACGCCACGGTGAGAGGTTGTGACTAGCACGGCGCGTTCGTTCTTCTTTCGGTTGGGATGATTTACCATCTTGGCTCCTATGCCCCTGAACACCGAGGCGCATGTTGACCGAAAGATCGGCCCTTCTCGGCTAGTTGTCCTCAATCTCAGGAAATCACATAACACGGCCCTTGACAGATTACAATAGCCTCTATAAATATATTCACATGGTAGTGGAAATAACGGTTTCGAGGGGCTTCGCCCGCAATTCGGCGGACGAGCGCCGACTCCGGGCCGCTGGCGTCAAAACGATCTACCGGGGCGACAAGGACGAGACGCCCGGAAAATTCAAAATGCGTAGGGGCGAGCTGCTAGGTGTGGTGGACGGTTTGCTGGCCTTTGGAACCGCCAAGCGCGATTGGACCGCCGCCGAGAAGCTAGTTCATTCGTGGGGCGCGGTGATCTTTGACGTAGAGACAAAGCTGCGGAGCGACCAGAACGGTGCCACAATGTTCGACTACGCTCTGCGGCCACGGCGACCGTCCGAGACGTATCAGGCGATGCAGGCTGCCAGCGTCGAGAAGCGCACCAAGGATGGCCGGGTAGGCAAGCGGGCGGCGGAACGGATTTGGCGTAATCAACGGCTATCGGTCAAGGAGAAGGTTGATCTGACCGGATGGCCACAGGCAACGCTCTACAACACGTTTAAGAAAACCAATGTTCCGGCAGGACGCCGGTGGGGCCGGATCAGTGACGATCACCGAATTACACGAACCGAGCAATTCGCGGCTGTTGGCAAAACTACCAGCCGATCAGCTTGAGCGCGTGCTGGCGGCCGACATGTGCGACATTGACGAATCGTTCCTCGGCTTCGTCGGTATCTACGAACGGCTAGCACAGATAATTCCCAACCACTGGACCGTGATTGATCTTGGGTGTGCCTATGCTCCACAGGCTTTGTTTTTCGAGCGCCACAAAAAATATATTGGGGTGGATGTTATGACCCCGATTGCGTCAAGGTTCAGCGGTTCCAATTCCATCCACCTTGAAATGACCATCGGTGACTTCATCGAAAACAGGCTGGCCGAGTTCGATCAAAATACTACATTCGCGGTCTGCTCTTATGTGCCGCCGTGGCATGGCGACAATAGCGATCTTGCTCGTAAGTCCTTCAAGAATGTTTTTACCTATTACCCGGCTGGCGAGATTAGCAAGATTCCCAAAACCTCTCAGGCATCATAGGAGCGCGGCGCGTGACCAACCATGAACAGCAATGCGTTTGGGATGTGCTGACTAAGCAGATCGACGCGCTAAAGCCAAAAGTTCACGCCCTTCACGATGAATGGTGTGCGGCTTGTGAGGCACTCTACCAACTAGAGCGCGAGCGCAATAAGCTGTGGCGCGACAAGATTACCGAATTAAATGGAACGTTATAGGAGCCGGATTGAATGAGCGTCCTAGTCAACCAGCTACGTGCCCGTGCAGAGTGCATCCGCGCTACGCACTTCGTCCACATCAGCGAGCAAGACGCGCGCGAGTTTGCCGAGCTGTTTGATGAAGCCGCAAAGGTGATTGAGCGGCATGAACACGCCGATAGTCTTGAGGGGGAATGTTTCCCATTAAGCGGCGATTAACAAAGGAGCGCGTCAGTGCGCCAGAAAGATCAGACCTTATGCCCTAAATGCGGTCGCATGTATTGCGAGGGCTATTGGGGTGAAGGCGTTTGCACCGCAGATATGAATTTTTGTGGCGAGCCGACTGCTGACGGCGATGCCGTCGCAGACTACGCTCGGCGTTGGTACGAAATCAATCGCGAGACGTGGTGCGATAGGCACCGCATTTGCAATCTGCTTGGTGCTGCCCCAGATCGTTCTGGTGTTCATGCTGACGAGTTTATGCTGAGTTTCATCGGTGAGATTTATCGTATCCAAGAGGAAGGTAAGCGGCAGGCCGTTAAGCGCGCTGCAAGTCGGGGCTACGCCACGCAAAAAGAGATTGATTCCAGCAAGACACTAATCAGGTAGGGAGCTTACCGCGTCCGGCGGCTCCGGACATAGAAGCAGCAGGAGAAGAAGATATGTTTACGTTGAAACTCTACCGTAACGGGCCGCTGCCGCCCGAAGGAAAGACAGTCATCGTTGAAGCGGTCGGTCTTTGGATTGGTCATTGTGAAGGCGACATAAAACACATCCAGGCGTTCAAAAAGAAAGTTGGCGTTGAAGATGAGGACGGCACGCCGGAATTTTATGTTGGGGGTACCCGGATTAAAAACCATGACGACGGAAGCGGGCCACATTCGGCTGTTACCGATGACAACCATTACTCTTGGGGCGTCCTCGAAAATGCCCAAGGTAAGACGACTGAAATGTTTAGGTAACTTGCAGCCATAGCTCACTTATGGCGTGAAGCCTCGCCGTCCGGCGCGAGGGCAAGAAAGCCGGACACACAATTAAGGAGCGCGGCATGTCACTTAGCGAAAGATTTGATGACGACGCCCTGTTCTTGGAAGCGGTGAAATATCGCATTGAACGATGCGGGAGTTTTCCAGATGACATGATTAAAGATCATGCGCGTCTCATTGAAATTCTACGCAAGCAGCAATCGAAATAGGGGTGCGGGATGGATTGGGAAAAGGTTGTGGACTATCTCCGCGAGGAAGCTCTTTCTCTTAAAGATCGGTCGGTTGCTTTCGGTTCAGACCAGAAAACTAAAGACGAGATGTGGGGTCGCGCTCGTCTAGCAGACTTGCTTTCCCACGCATTACACGCTGGCCTCAAACAATAAGGGAGGCCCGCGTGAAAGATGAAGGATCACGTCTAGTTTTAACTGGGGTGTTGACAGGCATTGTTATCGTAATGTTTTCGTTTTGGATGGCAGCAACCCATCCATCTCACGCTGAATGGCCGTGCTGTTCGGCCAATCCAGACGGTCACGCTGGCGAGCGCATAGCGTTGGAAGATCGTATCAGCGCGCTCGAACATCGCGTGCAAGTTCTTGAAGCCAACAAACCGAAATAGGAGCGACTTTGAAAACTATCACGATGATGCAGCTTCGCGCTTCTCCCGGCGAATACGCTTTCCGTGTTCGGGCAGACGGTGAGAGCTACATCGTAACTTATCAAGGCAAACCATGTTTCAAGATGGTGCCGATTGATGACACGACGAGAGTGCGGTCTGACGGGTCATTCACAGGTCCGAGGCCGATCACATTCCGAGAACCCACCACCTACTAAGGGAGCGCAGCGTTTATCTCCAATAAGACGCCACCAAGCCGAAGGCTGCGACGGCGAAGAGCGCCAGCACGAACCAGGAGATAAATGGCGGCGGCTCGGTCGGCCGCCGCTTGTCGGAGAAACGCCTGCTCATCGGTAGGCGTAGCGAACGTGGTGGTGGCGATGATGCCGACGAGCCGACATCGTGCCTCCATAGTTGCCGAGCCCGCGCATCGCCTCGACGTGCCCGCAATCGCTGAACGAGCAGCCGTCGTAAAGGCCGGCGGCGCGGATCATGTCTCCCGCATGGTACATCGCCCCGATAGTTCTATTCTTGGCCGTCTGATTAACGTCGCAAGCGCCGCCGCCGATGTGATTGCTGCCGGGGGCATGGCCGTAGGCTTGGCAAACGATCGCGGTAACGCGAGCTCCGGAAGCCTTCAAGGCGGAGAAGAATGTCTGGAACTTGCTGGCGAACCGCGGATCAACGCAAATCCCTAAGCCGAAGGCGGTGGAAACCCGAATAGTTCCATTTCGGCATCCTACTCGGCTCTGCGCATCGGCTTGCCGTTCGGGGGTGTAGGTCTTAATCGATCGCCCGGATTCCCCTTGGCGAGGCTCCACAGGGGCTGGCTGGGCCTCATTGGCATTGGCATCCAGCCGGACGCGCTCACGCCTATGCCTGACCGCCTGACGGCGGCCGTGACGGGTCCTAGCCTGACGCTCCATGGGATATGCCGGGGCAGCGGCGGCATCAAACATCGGTCCGAATTGTGCGGTGCGGTGGCCTCGAGCATCGGCCGGAGCCGAGAAGGCGATAGTGGCGACCGCCAGGGTGGCAAGGGTGATTCGCGAGATCATGTCGGAGCTCCGTTGAATGGTTGCGGAATTGCGAACGTGGACTCGGGATCTCCATGTTGTGGGGGAGGGAACTCCATAGCGAAAACCGCCGAGCGTTTCAAGTCCGGCGGCTTCACAAAAATTAACGATTGTGGCGATCAGCAGCAGTTCCAGATGCCGGCCAAATATAGGCCGAGATAGATCGCGCCGAGCGCAATCAGCAGTAGGACCACCTGATTACCCGACATGCGGGGCTTTAGATGAGGCACCTAGTGAATTCCGAACGTCCGGCCCGCACCGGCGAATATTTCAGCCGCAAGCCAGAAGGCAATCGCTAGCCAGCCGAGGCTCCAGCTAGGAGCGCCGATCCCGCGAGCCGCTAGGCAGGCACAGACGAAAGCGAAGCAGAGAAGAACAAGGCCGAGGTTTTGCATGTTAGAATCTCCCGAGAAGGACAAGGCTATTTAGTTGCAGGATCACCTTTAGGGCCTTGCGGTCCAGTGGGGCCAGCAGGCCCAGGCACCATTGGCGTGGGCGGCAAAGCTATAACTTTTATTTTGACGTCAGGGTAATCAACATGGATCGGTATATCGAAAAACCACCAATCCCATTGAGTAAAATTGCACCTGAAATCTGCTGACGTGTGCAGCGTTCCGACGCCGCCCTTCTCGGCGCTGGCCCCGGTCGGCATAATATGCTCTCGCCCAACGACGGCTTTCTCAGCAGAAACTAATATTCGATAATCTAACTCTGACTCAGCTTTTGCCTGCGTCCAAGTTGTTCCTTCAGAATCAACAAACACCCAATTCACCATACCGGGACACGCCCTTCCGGTATGTTTAGGCACCCATTTTAATTTGTATGCGCCACCCTTCAATACTGTGGATGGAATAGCTTCGCCAGAAAGAAGCACTACTGGTGGGTCACGATCAAACGCCAGCCATGTCGTAGGAATAATGATGCCGAGTAGTGCCAGCAAGGCTACTGCATTGCCCAATACTCTTTGAAAGTGGCTCATAAGAAACATGTCATGACATCCTAGCCAATGAGGCGAGCCACTGAAATATATCTGCGATCCATATTCTAAATACAAAAATGCCGGCTATGATGCCCACAATTGACGCACCATAAACCTTTAACCCTCTTCGCAGCCATTTTCTTCGGTCATTCATCAATAGCAGAAGTATCACTGAGACAACTTGTTCGTGGGTCAATTGACCCTTTTGATGCATTTCAAGATCGTGTATGTTATTTTGAAGATCGGCGATTTCCCGCGAAGCACTGTGACCACGCGCAGCCAATTCATCCAAGCGTCGGCGTAATTCGTGGATAATACGATCCCACGCACCATTGGTGTGGGGCAAAAAATCCTTATCTGTCATTTCTGTGTTACCGGGACTGGCTGTCTGGTTGTATCTCGAATCACACGCTCGAGTTCGATGATGCGTGCCTGGATCTGTGCGATGGCATCCTTCGGCGAATAGGTGCCGTGTATCTCAACGTCGAGCGTGTTGGCCTTCGTCTCGATGCGCAAGATGAGCGCTTCCATGCCGCGTCGGTAGGTGGTGTTTTCTTCCTTGATGGAATCAATTTTCCCGTTCACTAAATCTTTGGATGCAAATTGCCATTTTAGATCATTTTCGATCTTGGCAAACTGCTTACCGACATCATCCTTTAATTCCTTGATATCGCCACGCGGATTGGCCAACGACCAAAATCCATTGCCGAGGCTCATCACCACGCCAAGCCCTGCGATCACTATGACCCACTGGCTGGTGCTTGAACCGACGTTTGCTCTTCGCGCGGCCATGTCAAGTCCTCTGTCTATTGAACGCCGCGCGATTAAAAAGCGACGGAGACGATCCGCCCCCGTCGCTCGTTGTTGCTACTTCACGAACCTGCCGTGGATCACGACGCCGCCCACACTCGGGGCAGGACCACCACGCCGCACAGCCTTGGCGGTGACGGCGGTGCAGATGGCTTGCGCTATACCGGCAGCCGTAGTCACGAGAGGATTGCCACCGGACAGGATGCTGGCGACCGTAGCGGCCGTCGGCAAGAAGCCACAGGCCAGGACCGCGGCTTGCTGCACCTGAGAGATGGTGGCTGAGACAGTTGCCGGTGTGACACCACCCCCAGCGCAGCCGCTGAGCACGAGCGCCGCAGCAACCGGCGCGGCGAAGAATAGCTTTCTGATCATGTGCATTAATTTAACTCCGTTGATGGATTGTGCGGCGTCAGATGGACGTACCGCCTCGATAGCCCTCGACCGCAGCCACCACGTCGGCGGCGACCGATTTGCATTCGTCGTCCGAGATATATTTGCCGTACATGCTCTTGTCGGCGTGCGCGCGCACGGCGAGGAACGCCGCATTCAGTTCTTCCGGGTCGATCTGTGTGCCCTTGACGTCTGGGTTAGCCATTGTGGTTACCTTTTCAGTTATGCGGCCAGAGCCGCAAGGTCTTGCTGCAACTGCGTGGCGTCGAACCCTTCCGGGGTCAGTCCCTTTTCGTTCAGTGCATCGAAGCTAATATAGCATATCGCTTCGTCGCAAAAGGTTTTGTAAAAAGCTGGCGTCATGGCGTGCAACCTGCCCCACGTCACACAAAGCACGTTGCCAAGGCGATTCCGGCCTATCACTGGAATATAGTGACCCCCAACGATGTCGTCGCCGTCCACCACATCCCACGGCACCTGTGCGTCGAATTGCTTGTCTGCGCTGGATGGAACTCGGATGCCGACACCGCAGGCCCCCGTCAGATAGGTCGCCTGCATAAGCTGATCGACGTCCCCAGCAGTAAGAGCCGTGTAGGCGTCAACCTTATGCCGTTTTCCATAAGCATCGATGATGCCGGTCGAGCGTCGGTAGCTCGCCGCCACCTGCATATCGGCACCTTGATCGGTACTTGGGTCATTCGGTTTATAGCCGGTCACGGCAGAATAGTCGGAGAGAACACCGACGTCCGTGAATTGCGCCGAGACGCCAGCCTCGTTACACCACACTAGATGCTCGTGAGCGGCACCAGCGAATACGCAATCACTGTGCAGATTATTGCCAAATTCTTGCCACGCGATAGGCAAATTGTAATGCCCAAACCGAAGCGGTGGCGTTGGCAGTTGCGGCGCGTTAAAAAATGCGCCGTATTTGAACGACACGGCACCTTCGCGGGCAGGCAATTTCCCATACTTGTGCATTAGGTGCCTGACTTCTTGATATCAGAGCCGAAAACAACTGGCGCCGTCATTTCATTGACAACCTTCGGCTGGGTCGGGTCGGCGGCGGCACGCGCGGCACCGTCTACAGCATACTTGCTGACAACAATCTGTTTGACGTCGGGATTTGCCGTGACGGACGCAATCATGTTCTCATGGGTATGAGCATACATCGACCAGATTGTCGGGCCGATGATGATGACGACACCGCTGATCTGCTCCCACAGCGCGCCGTTGATGCCGAGCGTGCCATGCGAGACGATGATTGTGCCGACGATCTGCAGAACTGTCCGCAGCAGGCTAAGCATTTGGTCTTGGTTCATGTTGGCTCCTAAAGGAAAGGCTTACCCGCCTCAAAGGCGGCGCGAACTTGTGAGAGGGATTTGCCAGTTGCGAGCTGATAGTGATCAACATCAACTAGCGATTTCCAGTCAGCGCCGTATTCTAGGCCGGTGAGGTGTGCTTTAATTTGCACTACTAACGCACGGTAGGCCGCCATCTCATCGGCATTATCACCAGTCAGATAGTGACCATTCGGAAACAACCCGGCATCCCATGCGATGCCGAAGTTGTGGTTGCTCTGGCCACCGCGGGCGTTAGTTACTTTCGGATGCTGCGCAAACAACGCATCCTGTTCCGCGTAAGTCCGTGTGCCTGATGTAAGCTGACACGTTGGTCCCGCCACCTTCATAAACTCGCGGGCTTTGGGCTGCGCCTGGATCAGCAGCGACATAATCGCGCCTTCCGTGCGCGGGTCGAACACGCCGCCAATGGTCTGCTGATGCAAGTATTCAGCCTGAAACGCTTTGTCGGCCGCATCGGTCTTTGGTCCCCATTGACCGTCCATCGGTCCTGCATAGAATCCAGAACAACCGAGAATGCGTTGCCTAAATAAAACGTCTAGCGGCGCGCTCATGTCTACGCTCCCATCATTGCCGGCAAGCGTCCACGCACTTTAAGGACTCTGTTCGTCCATCCGTGGCCATACTTGCCCCAGCCGGTCGGTGTCAATCCGCGCTTCCAGGTCAGCCATGCAGCGTCGAGTTGTAGCACCAGCACAGCAGGAGTGGCAGCCTTCACCGCCGCCAGCGTGGCGGCGTCCATCACGCCGGTCGTCGGCCATATGGCGAGGCACATCTGCAGCGCATCTATCGCCCCGGTGACGCCGAGCGTCACGGCGCAGTCGAGCATTCGGTAATCGACACCGCCCGGCAGTTCATCAAAGTGGATCGGGACGGCGAAGCGCGTACCGTATATCTGGCTGGCGTCGTCCTGCGTCAGTGCGGCGACGTCGGCTACGGTGCAAACCTTGCCGCGCACCTCGGATAGGTCCGTAAGCGTGACGCCCCACTTGCTGGCGCCCCCACCTTCCCCCGATGAGATATTTAATTCTTGGCCTTCGTCGCCGGTGATGTAGGCAAGCGCGGAGGATAGGTTGATGTTCATAGGATGCCGTAAATCTTGATCGCGCCGCTGGTGATGTTCCCGCTGTCCATTAGCACCTGGAAGCCATCTACGACTGCGGCGGAATTCCAATACCCATAGTTAATCGCTTGCATCACGTTACTAACGCCCAAATACCAGACAGTGCCGCCGACCGAAATTAGTCCAGACGTAGATGGCGTATAGATTGTCATGGTGCCACTTAGACCAGGCGCCGTATTTACCAGCGATCCACCCCCCGCATCCGACGCGAAAGAAATTGGAATGTAAGTTGTAGGCTGTGATGAGATATATGCAGTGCTGCCAGACGCAAGCGCGGATTGAAAAGTAACATAGCTACTTGCCTTGTACGCGCCCCCCGAATGGATTTGCAGTTCGAGAATCTTGCCGGTTGTCGCCGGAATAATGTTCTGGAAAACTAGTTCATAGGATGTATAGGTCACGGTCAGGCAATTCGCCCCGCCGCAGGCCACCGAGTCGTTGAGCGAGGCCGAATTGCTCGCCGTCAATGTCGCAAGCAATACCTTTGCGCTACCGGACGAAGTTGTGCCGCAAGTAACGCCGGTTCCGTTTACATAGTTTAGATGATTGCCGCCAGAATCGGCGCAAGACGGCATTGTGTTGTCGGACTCATTGGTCGTGCCCGAGGTCCAGTTACCCTTCATTGTATTGAGGGGGGCTGTCGCCAATACTGAATTTGCCACCGACCCAGATGACGGCGTACCGAGCGCACCGCCGTTGACCACGGGTGCCCCGGCTGTGCCAACGTTGACGGCGAGTGCCGTGGCGATGCCAGTGCCCCATCCCGTTACACCGGCGATCGGAAGGCCAGAAACATTCGTGAGCGTGCCAGAGGAAGGCGTCCCCAATGCGCCACCATTCAGCACAAGGGATCCACTAGAGCCAATATTGAGAGCCAACGCAGTGGCCATGCCAGTGCCGAGGCCAGATACGCCGGTCGAGATCGGAAGGCCGCTCACGCTGGTCAGCGTACCGGACGAAGGAGTGCCGAGCGCTCCGCCATTCAGTACAACCGCTCCACTGCTCCCAATATTGAGGGCCAACCCCGTGGCAACGCCTGTACCAAGAGCTATTGAAAGATTGCCAGTCCCTGCATTTATTGACAGCGGTGATGAGGCGGTAACCGCTGGCGTTCCTGAGCTCGTGCCCAATGTCACCGTCGGCGTTCCGGCAGCATTCTGAACAGTTATCGTCGCCTTGCCGCTAGTGGTGCCGCTGATATTGAATGAACCGGTTCCCAAGCCAATTCCGCCGACGTTCGGGTTTTGCGTGAATTGCGGGATGCCAGAAGTATCGGTCTGCAGCATGCCTACGGTGACGGTTCCCACGCCGCCGACGACATTCGTCGCACTCGAGTAGAGCAGTTGATTGACTGTTGTTGTTGCCGGCCAGGTAGCGGTTGACCACGCAGGAGCACTAGACGCGCCGGACTGTAGCATTTGGCGAGCCGTTGCCGTCGGAGCAAGTGCGTTCCAGGCGGACGCGCCACGATATAGCATCGCTCCTTGCACCGAGGAGATAGCACGATCGATAATGGCCGAGAGTGTTGCGGGAGAGCCAGGTGCTCGGCTCGCCGTTGGGTTTCCCCAAACATCACCGCTGGGCAATTGACCGGGAACCTGCGCATGCGCGGTGATCGAGAGTAGGAGCAGCGCGGCAAGCGCGCGGAATACCTTGGTCATGGTGCTACCGTATAGCCGCCGGTCAAAGGATTAAGCGTGACACCACCGAAGTCGGCGTTGATCAGGTAAGTCGCAAGACTGTCGGTCGTCTCCGCACCGTTCCCAACCAGCGAGATATTATTCGCCGCGGCATGGCCGGTCACGTCCTTAATGATGAGAGGGACACCGGCGCGCGCAGCCGATGCCTGCAAGTTGATCGTGATCGCACCGCCGGTCGGATCGACATAGAGCGCAACATCGGTGGCCAGCACAGTATAGGGCGACGCGGCGAAAGCGACTGCAGTCGGCACGATGGCAATCGGCTGGCTCACCGCCTGCTCAATAGCTTTCTGCACATTCGTCGCCGTGATTGATCCAGTCGGCTCGAACCGCTCGCGCCGCGCGGATTCTTTGGTATTGCCGAGGTCGGTGCGGACAGTGGTCATCGGATTCCTAGAGGATTCTGAGGATGAACGAAATTACCATCGTCGGCTGCACGATAGCGTGAGGACTGCCGCCGCCTTGGGAGGTTATTGTGTGGGTGTGGGCGGTATTGTTGAGGGCAATGTTTTGGTCGTTCACCTCATTGGAATAGGCCACGCTCCCTGTGATGCCACCTTGCCTGCGGGCGCCGCCGTTAACCGTTGGCGCGGTTGGATATGTCGGGTTTCCAGTAACGCCGCCGTGGTCGTGCGCCGGCATTTCGGCAATCGTCAGTGTGTGGCTCTGCGTTCCTCCAACATTGCCGAGAACCGTCGGGTCAGTTCCGAAATAAGTCGTCGTTAGATTTCCCGCGGCACTTCCGCCAAGATTGTCGAGCGCGGCGATAGTTCGACCACGCATGTCGGGAACGCCGAAGGTCGTGGTGCCATTGCAGACGCCGAAGGTCGTGCTGACCTGCGCGAAATAAGCCGCATAGGTCGTGCGCGAGATGCACTGGCCATAGGGCAGAACGAAATTCGAGTTTGGCGCAGTCGTACCAGTATACGGCAGCATCGCACCGATCGGGATTGTGAAAGGCTGGCCGTAGAAATCCCGCAGCACCCATGCCGAAGCACCGGAGGAAAACTTGACCGTGTAGGGTGAGCCAGCAATCAAAGTGCCAGAAGAAACTGCCGTCCCTGCCGCACTCTGGATCGGATAAGTGGTCCCGCCATCGACCGTCAATGTGACGCCAGCACCGTTCGTATTGGCGACCGTGAACCCGAGCAGCTGCCCATCATTCGGCGCAGCTGCCAAGCCTTGATAAGTCGTCAACGTATAAGCAGTTGCTGTCCCGCCTTGAACCAGCAGGCCGGAATAGTCGTCGCGGCATTCGGCAGTCCGAGCCATCATCGCGCGGGCGGAAGCATCGACCGAGGACGGGCTCATTCCGGTAGCCCAGTTTATGCTTGGGTCCGCCGTAGCATTGGCCGAGGAAGTTCGGGACCATTGATAGCAAGCAGCATCCGCCTGCGATGAAATCAGCAGCGCACCGAGCAGAATGACGAAGCGGCGAAGGTGGAACATGGCGAATCCTTATCCCGTGATCGGCTGTGACGCTATAGCACGCTGCACGATTCGGGCGCGAGCCGCCGCCGCCGGATCGGCCATCGGCTGCAGTTGTGGAGAAGGTTCGAGTGGCGCCCCCTGCTTGGCGAGCATCGTCGGAATGCCCTGCAGTTGCGCCATCAACTCAGGAGTAAGGGAGCCTTGATCAGCCGCGGCCGCTCCGCTCGTATCAGGAATGCCGCCCGCGGCAGGAACGCCTGCCGTTGCACCACCGCCCGGGTTTGTTGCACTCGCCGTCCGCGTCGGCGCACTTCCGCTCATTTTGCTGTTGGCCCAAGATTGCAGATCGCCGGCCGACATCTTGGCGAGGAACGGATTGGCCTTGACCGCATCGGGGCCGAGCAGGTCAGCAGCCGACGCAGTTGGATCGGAGCGCAGAACCTTAAGAGCCCCACCAGGACCAGCGAAATGGCTCAGATAAAGTGCCCCGGGCGTCGGATCGATACCAGCGGACGAAAGCAGCCGCTGATTATTTGACATGAACCGCGCGCCCGCGTCCGCACTCGCCACCGGATCAAGCGGGTTGGCTCCGTTGCCGTATTGCTGCCAAGTCTTGCCTGTGAATTGGAACAAACCTTTCGCCGATGACGAAGGATTTGCGCTATTAGGGTCAAGCCCGCTTTCGACGTGCGCCGTGCGCAAGAGCGTGTCGGGATCCACACCATTCGCCAAAGCCCGCTCACGAATGATCGCGGGAATATCGATAGCGGAGTCAGCCATGATCCCATTTCCCCTTAAACTCGCGATGGTCGTCACATTTCTCGGCGTGATAATTACGCTACGCCTTCACATCATCCCGGCATTCGTCGGCTGGGTCGGCACATACACCGCCGGAATTATTCTATTGGGAGTCCTCGCCGTGGGATACGGCTTGAGGATTAGGGACCACTACCGACTTGGCCCTGCTGAACGCCGCGAGCGGCGATAGCAGCCGCTCGAGCAAACCGCGGATCAACCGGAATCTTCGGCTGCTCACCGTAATACAACGAACCGATTCGCCTTGCAGCGCTCGCATTGCGCGCCGCGGTCACGCCCTTATTGGCTACAGCACCCACGATGGCACCGGGGATACCACCATGCATGAGCCCGGCCAGCGGAAGGATGCCCTCCGCTGCCTTACCGGCAATCTTGGTCAGCATCGGAGCAGTCCCCGATGGATTGGTCGTGCCCGGCAGCGGAATATGCATCTTGATCGCCTGCGCCAGCCGCAGCATTTCAGTCCGCTCCGCCGACGAATAGAGAGCCTGCGCGGTGGCACTGCGCGAGCCATTGAGCAACTCGAAGATATTGTCGGACAGGCGCTTCGGCGAAAGATCGGTTTTGCCCTCGGTCACGCCGATAGTCTTGTTCCACATGCCAACGCGCAGGGCATTGAATCCATCCTTCGACAGCGTGCGCTTGAGAGTCGAGATCAGCGTCGCCTTATCGCCCGGGCCCATCAACAGATCGGTCACCTCATTGAGAGACGGAAGCGGGCCGCCATCGCGGCCGGTAATTCGACCGATGATCTTGTTCGGGCTGTCCAGATCCTTGAAAGCAACCGGAGTAGACGCGCGCAAAGTCTCGGCGTGATTCGCCAAAGCAGCACGATCATCAGATGTGAGAGCCACCTGCGATAGAATTTTCCCCTTCGGAGCCTTTAGGAATTTATCGATGCGCATGGCCGCGTCGGCAGCGGCCCGAGGCGTGCCGTCTGGATTATCGACGAGATGCGATAAAAGACCCTGTTTATAAGCCGCCCACTCCTTCGAATTCTCACCGAAGATGGACTTGATCCGCTGCGCCAATTGGGCTGCTGGCGTCCCGCCGGGTTCCGCAGGTGAGCCATAGGCCATCTGCGAAACCTGATCGGCACCAGCTTCCTGCCCATCGAAGCGACCAATGATCTTCTCTATGCTCGCGCCTACTTTGTCGCCACGACCTTGAGGCGTGAAGGTCTGCTTATAATCCGCATGCGCCGCACGCGCGGCAAGCCGAGCCTTTGCCAAAGCATCGGCATCGCCTGAGAAGCCACCAGCATCCTCGACAGTTGAAATATGAGTGTCGAAAGCATCGATTATGCGCTTCATGCCGCGCAAATCCTCAGCGCTTCCGCCCGGGCTATTGGCCGCCCGATTGGCGTTCGAATAGAGCCGATTGAGTGCCTTACGCACACCCTCCATCGTCTGTCCGGTGATCGGTTCGGGAACCTGTCCACTCTCGAATTTTCCACCCTCGCCGCGGATTGCGGTGAAAGGCGTAGCCTCATTCGGCAGAACAGCCGGAGGCTTGCCGCCAATGGTCTCGTCGATCAATTGTAGGGCGGCCGATGAATTAGGCGTCGTCGAATTTACGCTCACCCGATCTTCAATAGGACCGCTGCTCAATTGATTCCGGATGGCGTTGCCGGAACCCCTGAGCGATCGCGGGTCATATTCGCCGGGAATCTGCGCTTTGGCCTCATAGGCAGCCGTCCGCTTCGCCGCAGCTTCTTCAGCCTTGCGCTGAATGCCAGCCGAGAGCACTTCCCCAGCGGCTAGGGGGGACTCTGCATGAATGGCAGGGACAGTTGCCGGATTTGGGGGGGCTGCTGCGCTGGCGGGGGGGCTACCCAAGGGGGCTGCTTCGCGTGCAAGCCCAGATGACAGGGGCGGCACATCCATTCCACCAGCAGGGGCTGCCGGTAATCCGGATGGTGCATTTGGCTGTCCAGTTCCCCGCATATCTGACAGGGCTGCCGATTCAATTTGCCCCGCCGCAGGTAAACCCCCGCGTAGCTCCGCGCCGAGTCCTTGAATCTCTGCCCCGGGGTCAACGGATGTTCCCGGCGCCACGCCTGCATCTGGGCCGCGTGGCACGCCCGGCAATACCGCTGCTTCGGGCGATGGCGGCGCACCCCGCACCGGCTGCATTGCTTCTTGTGAGACATTCCCTTGCGCCTGCCGACTCGCTTCGATCAGCCGATCATACTCGGTCGTGTAGCCTTCGGCAGCCCGAGGGCCAAATTTATCACTGATTTGCTGTGCTTTTTGAGGCACGAAGGCATTCTTGGCCCCAAACTTGGCGAAATCGTCATGAGCCGCCTGGATGACCTCCGGAGGTGCCACGGTCGTATCAAGGCTTTGCCGCAGTTCCTGAGTGCCTTGTACTGCCCGAGCGGTGGTCGCCTGTTCGGTTTGGAAACGATTGGCCTCTTGGGCCCGCAATTCTGCTGCTACCGTCTCAGCGCTGTCCTGCGGGGGCGGCACGCCGGTGGCATTTGGATCAAGACCAGCCCCGATATTGCCCTTGGCCTTCTCGATCGCTGCATCTCTGGCGACATCACCAGTCTGCACCACCTGCTGGGCCGGAACACCAGCCGCGCCCTTGCGGGCAATCTCAATCTGCGACTGCACGGCCGGATCCATGCTGGGAACCGGGACATCGACGCCAGCCACTGGAGTGGTGACCGCATGCTCGAGCGGCGCCGCGCCGCGCCCACTCCGCATGACCGCTCCCGCCACTTTGCCGATGCCACGGCCGATGGGTCCGGCAACGCTGCCGAGAATGCCACCCTCAACGGCTGCAGTCCCGGGATCCTGCCCGCGCACCGCCGCGTCGGCCGCACTCAGGCCGGCACCTGACACGGCACCCTTGGTAATCATCTGCGGAATGGTGCCTTCGAAGCCAAGCGGGCCGGCAAGTTTGGGTACCGCCTTAAGAGCACCGCCAAACGACGCCACCCCGCCGCCGATTTTCAGGCCAGTGGAAAGTACCGGATGCTCAGTATCGGCCTCCGCCGATGCTGCCTTTTCGGCCGCGAGATTGGCCCGATAGCGTTCGGCAACGGTCTCGCCCGGAGCGCCAACGCCAGTTAAGGGGTGAGCGACCGCTGAAATGGCAGCACCGGCATGGGGAACAAGACCGCCGAGGACAGGAACGCCCTCGAGGAATTTCTCGCCCGCCATCGCGCCGCCAGAAAACCGAGGATCGGTCCTATCGAATCCAGCGGCCGCGGGATGCGCCGGCGCGCCATAGTGGGCATCCAACGCAGAGGTGATCTCGTTTTCCGGAGTTCCGTCCGGAAAAGCGATGTTGGAGCCGTCAGGTCCGGTAACGTTTATGGTCATTGCGCAGGCGCAGGCACCAGCGGCTGGCCGGGCCCCCTATAGACGTAATTCCCCGGAGGCGGCGCGGCGCGCGGCGCGGCCGGCGCGGCGGGAGCCGCACTACCGCGGCCCTGCATCCGAGCAACGGTCGCGTCGATGTTCTTCATGTGCTGCTGAACTTCTGGCGTTATCGAAGGATATTGAGCCGCCCCCTTTTCACCAAGTGTGGTCCGGATTTGCCCATCGATAACGTTGAGTTTCGATTGCCCAAGGCTACGCTCGGCCTGGATCGCAGCAGCAAGTTCCGCCGGGGTTTTGACCGAAGAAAATCTCTTCTCGGCATCATCGCGAGCGGATTGTGCCCCGACGCCACCAGCGTAGTATTTCTCGACTTCGGCCACATATCGCTGCACAGCATCATTTAGGCCATTTGCCTTTGCTGCCTGCGATGTGGAACCGCTTTGCATGGCTCCATTGATCCAATGAGCGAGGTCAGGGAAAACACTAGGATTCCAATTGCCCATGGCCTCAGCAGCATTTGCCACGGTATCCAGATGACCGAGCATGACCTGACCGGCATTGCGCTGACCGCCGACCGAGCCCGGGGTACCCGAGGAAAGCTGGGTCCGCATTGTCCGGCGTGCAGCGAACGTGTTGTCGTCCACCGGATCGCCCATGTCCTGGCTATATTTTTGCGCGATCGATTTGATTTTCATCGTCCAGCCCTTGCGCGCATTGCCGGTCGGCATCGATTTGCCATCGATGTAATTCTGCACGGAAGCCTGCACCTCGGGCGAATACTGATCGAGATATTCCTTACCGCCAAGCGTCTGATCCTCGGCTTGGACGCCCTTCGCCAGATAGCCAGCGCCACCGACCGGAGTAGCGCTCCCGGTCGTCGGCTGACCCTTCTCATCGACAAAAGACCCTTTGTTTGGATCGAAGATGGCCGGCGTCTGTCCACCGAATGCATCAGTGACCATATGAACGGTCGGCGGCAACGTGCCGAAAATCTTAGGCCCGGCCAATTTGAGCAGTTCCGGATTTTGCGCCATGGCGATCGCCTGCATGCCAGCCTTGGCCGGATCCATGCCTTGTGCGATCAATTGTGACCTAACCGCCTGATATGTCTGCGTGATCCCGCTCATTTTCAGGGCATTGGCCCGATCCGCCGCGATTGCGGGAACCGCCGCCGCCGAGGCGCGCGAGATGCCCTGCCCGATGTTGGGAGCCCCGGCAAAGCCAGATGCCAGCGCCATCCAGGTCGCGGCATGATTTGGGTCAAAAAGGTTGCCCAATACGGATTTGAGCCCATCGCCGATAGGCGATGCCCCACCAGAGGGGCCCGTAGAAGGGGCCGCAGGGCCAGCAGGCGTGGCACCAGGAGGCAAGGCGGCGGAATCCGAAGGATTGGGAGGGGCAAGCGACAATGGCGCACCAGCGGGCTGCTCATCGCGTCCATTCAGGCCAGCATCCGGCCGCGGGCGAGGCAATGGAACGCCGTCCTTGAAAACAGGCGGCTGATGGGATTGAACGTCATTTGTAGACGGTGGAATATCAAATCCGCCATTTTTCGGCTCATTCAATAATCCAGCAAAGCCCATTCCAGCCGGTGAAATGGGTGACGTAGTCGCAGAAGCCGCAGGCGCCGGCGCGGCCGCAGCAGTGCCGTTTGCGCCACCCCCGACCGAATCCATGATGTTGTCGATCACCGAGCCGGGCCGAACACGCAGGCCAGCGAGACGCTTACCGGGCTGCCCGACGTCACCAACGGCCGACGCCGCACCCACGGCCGATGCCGGTGAATAGCTCCCCGTATCGTATGTCGGCGTCTGAAGCGGCATATTCGGATTATTGATCGATGCCTCTTGCGGTGGCAGCGGAGCGGACCCGCTCTGGTCGCCATTTAGCGGATCACCGGACGACGGCGAAACGCCAGCAAGCGTCGCCCCGGTTCCGGCACCATACCCACCAACCGCCTGCGGCTCACGCAACAGGCGAGCCAGCAACCCCATCTTGGCGATCATCTCCGGCGTCATAGCCGAAGGATCAGTCAGCGGCTGGGCATTGGAACCGGGGAAATATTGGTCAAGAAGCGCCACAATTCACCTCACCATAGACCGGTCAGCGCCGTCGGCGATGGCCCAGCCCCGCCCATACCCGCCGCACCAGCCATCACATCCGGCGTCACAGGCAGGCCGGTATTCGGATCGATCGGAGGCGTCGGTGGAGTTGGCTGGCCACCGCCAAATATCTTCGAAAGCAATCCATTACCTGGGCCCGGATTTGGCGGCGCCAGCGAGAGGGGCTGCTGAGCGGAAGGGTCGCCAGGGACGGGAGGGGTACCGCCGCCAGCACCCGGAGCGCCTGCCTTGAGCGCGGCCTGCAATATAGCCATGCCCATCTGACCGTTGTTCTGCTGCGGCAGAAGGGATGTGTTCATGTTCATGAGCGGAGAGCCGACCATCTTAGTATGCCTTTCTCATTGCCGCAGATTTACGATTTGATAACACACCAGCAACCGACTCGATACCTATGACATTGCCCGGCGTTTTGCTTTTATGAAACGCGGAAATCTGTGATTGAGCTGTGCTTGGTGTTCCGGCCGCAGCCTTCACCTCAGTGCCATCAGGGCTGCGTTCCGTAACGGCCACCATAGGCTCGCCAGCATGCATGCGATTGGCGATGTCGGATTTACTATACGGTCCCATTCCTAGAAGTTCATTCTCGCGCCCTGCCGCACTCAACCTGGCAACGTGATGGCGGGAAACCTTGCTCGGATTGAAATGAAAAATTCCGCGCGGCGTAACAATACGGTGCATACCGGAAGGCAATGGCAATTCGCTGGAGTTCATCGGGAACATTTGTGCCGCTTTCCGACCATCGATCAGTTGTTTCTGTTGCGCCTGCAGCGTCTCATGAGATTCAGGGATATTTTGACCTGTATCTCTGCCGGGAGCGAGCGATCCGAATGGAGCCATAATCAATCATTCCAAGATTTCTCTATTACAACCCAGCCAGCATAGGGGCCAACCATCCGGCAGAGCCGCCAGCCCCAGATGCGCTGAGCAGACCGGCACCACCAGCAACGCCGCCAAGAATATTCGAGAACATATTATTTGCAGGCGTTGTGGTCGAAGTTCCCGAGGCATTCGTCTGACCACCGAGCGAACCGATGGTGGCCGCAGGGGTGAGCAGCGAAGCAAGATTCGTCCATGGCGTCTGATAGGCCGCATTCGCGGATCCCAATGCCGTCGATCCCGGCGCGGAATAGGCAGTAGCGGCACCAGGCGCTGCATTCACGCCAGCGAGATTGACGCCAGCACCGGTGGCACCGAGCCCGGCCTCGCCGATGGCGGCCGTATTGCCAGCGTTGAATAGCGTGCTGTTCGCGCCCATCATGTTCGCAATATTCTGATTGGCTTGGCTCGCTATGACTGGAGCCTCGCCCTGCGTAATGCCGCGGCCGAGCGATTGAGCAAATGAGCCAGCGCCGGACGGATCGCGCCCCGAGCCAGCATAAACCCCCTTCACCGCGTTTGTGGTATCCTGCGTCATCGTCTTGAGAGCATCGGAGAATCCAGGCGTCGAATATGGATCGAGATTCGCGCCGGAAGCTGTCGGATTGAGATTGGTCTGCAAACTGTTCAGAGAATTACTCAACATGCCTACCTGCGGCGTCGTGTTGAAATTAAGCGCACTCCCCACTGCCCCGGAAGCGGCTGCGCCCTGATTTGGAATGGCGCTGGTGTCACCGGTTAACTGCGCCATGGCCGCAGTCTGCGCCGGCGTCACCGCAGTGCTTTGATCACCATAGGAACCAAGAAGACTCGTCAGCAACGGTTGGGCTGCCGTCCAAGGCGAGGAGACGCTGTTCTGCGTTTGCTGAGTTGTCTGGGGACTATTGCCGCCCATTTTTAGAGCCTTTTCTCCAAGGTGACCGCTACGACCTTATAGCCACCGCCGGCAAGTACGCGAGTCCAGCCAGGTCGACCTTCGCTGCGAATCCTATCACATCCCTCGGCCCGCGCGAATTCCTCAATTTGCCGGTGGCAATCCTTCCAGAGATCGAGCCGACTGCCACCGCAGGTAATCATTCGCAGCACGAGTCCGTTTCTCATCGGAACGATCGACGTTGTCAATGCGGCGACGATCTCGCCAGCCTCCACCGAAAGCCAAAGCTGGCCTTTGCCGTCCGAAAGCCATTGCGGCAGATCGACCGGGGCAATCTCACCGCTGTGCGCATAGCCTTCATCGATCAAGTCGCGCACCAGCGGCCAGAACTCCATGATGCGCTTGGGGTCGACGCAGAGCAACGAATGCGGAGGTGGAGAATGGATGTTCATGCTATCCGCGCGCGTCCCACGCAAAATTCGCATCCGAAACACCCGGATTATTATGTGAAATTGTGAATGATCCGAGCAGAATATCGGCTTTTGCCACATATGGCTGCGGTGCCATTGCTACAGCGTGAGGCGTCTGAGGCGTCAGAAAAACATTGCATGAAGGGCTGCAATTCGGAGCACTGACCACCGTGGTAGTTTGCCCATTGCGCAGCGTGACAGTCCCGCCAGAGTTAACGCGCCCCTCGTAAAGCTGCCGGATCGCCTGCACGATGCGGGGAATGCGTGTCTCAGAGAATGAAAGGGTAATGCCACTCACTTGATGATCCCCATGTTTCTAAGAGCAAGACCAAATGGTGGCAGTCTATTTTTATCATCATAAATCACGCGGCCGCTGGGTGCCGCGAGTTTATCATCGGCCGTCCATGCCGGAGTATTTGGCGTCGCCCATTGACTCTCATTTGAGAATGTCTCGTGAGACGGCGTTTTCCAAAAATCAGGGTAGTGCATCTTGTTGTCATTGGGATCGATGGCGGATTGCGCACGCGGATTCTGCTGCATTAAGGCGCGATAGAATCCACGCATGTCGTAATCCTGTGGACCAGATGCAGTAGGATCGGTTGGCACATTATTGTCCGCTACCCATTGACGATAAGCCATCTCATCCAATGGATTTAAGGAGGTCGCAAAATTGGCAGGCGGCTGTTGTCCAGCAAGAGAAGGTGCCATCGAGCCAAAAGGGATTTGATCGCTCATGTGTCGCCCGCCAGGACCGACTCAGGCTGCACCGCGCGCGCATACGACCAGACCGAAGCCGCAGGAATCCGCAGCTTGGCTCGAGCATAGCGGGCCTCGACCAATTGCGGGCAATCGCCCTGCGGAGTGAGTGAGGACTCGGCACTATAGGCAATGGCCGCCTGCGCATTGAGCCGGGAGCCGATCGAGATCAGCGCCGTGGTGGCGTCGGTAAGAGGCCGCACGGCAGTAATGAAGATCAGATCGCCGCCAGTATCCTGCTCGTCGGTCTCGATCACCGCCTCGATATTGGCACCATCGAAGAATCCAGCCTTGGCCGCACTAGAGAATGCCGACAGCCGAGCGGTGGCCCCCTGCGCAATGCTATCGAGCGAGAATGGCAGGGCAGCGAGCGATCCACCGATGGCGCCACCATTGACATAGGCATTCACGAAAGCCGACGATACACCGTCTTCATTGGTAGTCAGATCGATAGTGGTCGGACTAATGATATTGAAGTGCCAAACCCCGTTCGCTTCGGTGGTCCCGGTCACACCCTGCACGACGATGAAGTTCTGACCGACAATGGTAAAAAATGCATTTGATTCCGCACTCAACGTGAGCCGGATCAGGCCCGCGCCATTATCCGCCGCCCCCGTCACAGAGAGCGCGCCGGGAGCAATGGCATCCAATTGATGCAGCGTGAGCCCCGGCCGCGCCAGATTGGCGAGATATTGCCCCGAGCATGGGATCACGCTCCATTTCCCCTTTTCGCCGATCGACCAGTCAAAGCACAGAATGAGATCGAATAGACCAGCCGCACCCGCCAGCGACTTGAATGCCCAATAGACGCGCGTTGCCGTCGGATCAGTGGCGCCAATCACTAACTGCAGCGCTGAATTGTCCACATTGGCGAAGAACCAGCGATCGACGCGCTCCTTGCCGATCGGCTGTGGCACCCCGCCAGGAGAAATCATCTTGAATCCCTGCGAGGAGCAATAGAACGTCTTCTCGCCAGCATTGATGATGGAATAATTAGCGAACAATGATTCCGCCGTCGAGACGCGCACGATATCGAACACCACGCCGGATCCCGGCGCATAGATCAGACTGCGGATCGAGGAATCCTGAAACAGCAGGCCAAATGCATCGCCGCCCGAGATGCCGTGACAATTGCCGCCATCGGGCAGATCCTGAAAGTCGGCCAGCCCCACGCCCGCGGTCCAAGTCGTAATGCCGTCGAGATCGCACCAATGCACGCGATTGGGATTCGACAGCAGGCCAGTGAGCACCAGGAAAAAATTGATCACCGCGATATTGCCGGCCTGCGGTGGCGAGCCGCCGAGATCGGCAAATGCAGACGATGAGCCGAGCACGAAGGACTGCGGCACTGTATTAATCTGCACCGCGATAACGGTCGAATTGAACTGCGCAAATTGCCAATTAGAAGTGGTCACTAGCACCGAATAAGACCCCGCCCCCTTCGACACATCGGTCCACGCAAAAGTCGTGTTGTCGAGAAGGTAGAGCTTGGTCGCCGTACCCGCGAACACCGAGATCGAGCCATCTGGATTGCGGGCGAAGAAATAGCCGCGGCAGGCGGCAGGCAGTGCCTGCGTAAAGTCTACAAGCGATTGAAACGGCCCATAGCCGTCACCGCGTGGGGTAACGCCCATGACGTTCTGAGAAACACCGGTGCCGAGATCGCTTAAATCCGGCGCGAAATCAGGAAACGGAATGGTCGGGCGCTTTGCCATTACTGACCTGTATCACTTCCCGGTGCCATTGAGCCAAATACCGGAGCGGCCACAGCACCAGCAGAGAACAGCGGGAATCCCTTGGTCATCGCCGCCTTGCGGAGTTCGGGGGTGATCTTCAAAGAATGAACCTGCGTCGTGTCGAGAGCATTTCGCATATCAGCAGGTTTCCCGGCACCAATATCCATATTGACCTGCTCCACCTTCGACCCGAACGGCTTAACCAACTTGTTCGCCATCTTCGGCAGCATCTGGTCATAGAATCCCTTCATGCCCTCGCCGCCGACTTTGAGATCAACACCCTCCAACTTGCGCATGCTCAGAGCAGTTCCAGCGTTGCGGCCTGACTGAGGCTGTTGGTCGAGCAATTTTTGCGCAGTGTCCTTTCCGATGATGTCCGGCAATTCATCCTCGGTTGCTATTTTATTGATCACCTCGCGCCCACTGTGATCGAATGCACGGATCGTGCCGCGCACTGGCACGCCCTCCACGCGGTGCTCAATGGCGTCAAGCGGCGTGAATCCGCTGGTGCCACTTTTCTCCCATTGGAGCCTAGATATCTGCTTGCTCAAATCATACCGCGCCGCCTGCGCCTCACCGGGCGTCCACGACAGCCGATCATAACCACCCTCCGCAGCATCACGCAGCGCGCGCTTAAAGGCGAGTTCGGGCCATGTGGTCTTAAAGGGAGCGTCGGGGACGCCGACCTGATCCGCTTTCACTCGACCGGCATTTAGATCATCTAGATGGGTCTGCGCTGTATCTCGGTTATTAAAATCTGAAATAAAACGGTTGTTCTGATCCCTGATAGTCCAAGGCCCATTACCTTCGAGAGAATACGTTGGGTTTGGATTCTGATACCCGCTCGCGCGTCCCTTCTGATGCCAATCGCTCTGGATTTCCTCGAGGTGCAGAGATTTATCTGCCCCGCCTTCGACATTCGGAATCATCCGGTCATTCATCCGGATATGTGCCAGCACGTTAGGCTCGTCCCAGTGGGAGGATGTGAAATTCTCTGACCGAGACGGGATTTTGTTTATCTGGTCTCCTTTGTCATAAAGTTTTTGGGCAACACCCATCCAATAGGACTGTGGCCTCTGGTCGTAACTTCCACCCGGCTGCAGTGCCGGGTCGTCGCTGTACGTCGCAACCTTTTTTCCACCGTACCAAATCGAGGTGCTTCCTTGTGTTGTGCTCTGCATATTCCGCTTAATCTCGACTTGCGACGGATCAAATTTACTTGGCGTCTCCGGCAGCGTCAGCAGCTTCTCCCGGTAGTTCTCGCCGCCGGGGAGGACGTAAGTGCCGAATTTTGTTTCTGGATATTCTGGCTGCCAATTGTCTGCCGCATTTCTGGCAGCGTTTCTCTCAGTCTGCAATTCTTCGTGCCTAGCAAGTAAATCCGGTCGATCTTTAAATTCAGGGTTATCACCAAATGCCAAAGCGGCATTAGCGTCCATGTCTTGATCAATTTCTGCAACAGATCGCCCATGATAATTGCTGTAATCAATTGGCCCAGCACCACCCTTATCGACCTCCCCGACCTGCACTTTGTTTGCCGCAATGTGGTCGAGTACGTCCTGCTTGGTCACCGCCCCCTTTTGATCGGTGAGGAACTTGTCCAGACCAAGCGCACTGATCTCGTCCGGTTTCACGCCCGGCGTGTTCTTGATGGTGCCGAGCCATTGCTGGCCGACCGACTTGTTCAGCGGGCTATCGGTCACCGCCTTCTCAACCGCCGAATAGAACGGAGGTGCCACCGTCTCGGCGGCGCTGGCGGCGGCCGGAGCCGCGGGCATGCGCCCCCCGGCCGCTCCCAGCGCGCCCTTCTCAGCCGCCGGAGCCCCGATACCGGCCACCGTGGCAGCAAGATCGGTCGACGCCTGAATATACTTATCGTTCGGCTCCCAGCCGACCGGAGCCATTTTGAGCGCCCGCCCGAGAATGGTCGAATCGGCAGTCGGCTCAGAGGGAGGCGGGATATCGGTCACATCCTCGCGCCGCAGGCCTGGTTGATAGCCCCCGTCCCCCACCGTTTTAAGCGCCGCTGCAGCGTCGGAAAGCATGCGGCCAGGCCAACTGCCGGCCACGCCAGCCGCAAGGCGCCGAGCGGTCTCCACATCAAGCAGGGGCACATCGGAGCCATAACCCGAGCCCATAAGGCCGTTCGGGTCGTTGTCGCCAGGGGAAAGGGAACCGAAGGGCTGCGCCATGGGCCCCTCAGAATTGCATGGGCCGGATGACCCCGCGCGCGGTGGAACGATTGGCAACGCCCTTAAGCTGTTTCCACTCGCGGTAGGAAGCTCCAGCCCGTCCGCCGTTCACAAACGGGGATGAGGCAGGATCGGGCGACATTGCCGCCTGCATCGCCTCATTGCGGGTCACATGCAGAGCGATCTCATACTTGGCACGCGAGCGAATAAGTTTCTCCGCCGTGGTCATCCATGGATTGCCTACTTCCGTATTCGTCGCCGGAGCCGGAACATTCAAGAACAGCCCGAGCGTGATCAAATAGGCCTTATCCGGAATGGCCGAGATGATCATCTGACCATTCTCATAGGCGTACCAGGACGGCTGCCCGACCATGGTGCCGGCCTGCTGATTGTAGAGAATCAGCGTCTCGGGATCCTCGCGCTTCAACTGCATAATGGTCGCCGTGCCAATATTGATATTGACGCGGTCGATCTTCAGCAGCGTGCCGAGATTTGGATTGTCCGCCTTGGTGTAATAGGCCTGCCCGGCCACCGTATTGAAGGTCTGTGTGCCGTCCGCAGGCACTTCGGAAAACGTAAAGCGCTCGGACTGATAGGCCGAAATCGCATCATTAATGGCATTGGGAATTTGAGTCGCAGCGAGATCAGGTCGCGTGATCTCTGACGCGATTCTGCTGATCATCGTTGCTAGGTCGCCGGCCATTACTGCGCATTCCCGCGCGCGGCCTTAGTCGGACCCTAGCGCGCTCTGTTTGATGACAAGGAACCTGATCTGAATGGTGCCGGCTAGTGTCGTGGCACCCGAAGCATTCCGAACCCTGATCAAGACGGAGCCAGCCGCTGGCTTGACTTCCGCCACATAGATCGAGCCTACCGCCGAACTCCCGAGATTAGCCGAAGCCAAGACAACATCGCCTGCCTCAATCATGCTGTTGGTCAGCGTCAGCGCATATTCGGAATCCGCCGTAATGGCAATCGACGGCGTCGTAATCACGCCGGACCCGGCCGCGTTAAGTGTGGCTGTTCCAGTTTGCGCGCCAACCGACGTCGCCGTGTTGTTAACCTGGATCAGAACGCCGCTGCGCTCACCGGATTGCTGGAGTCTCTTGTCGGTTCCGCTGGTTCCCGGCTGGATGGCCCAAGCGGCGGTCACCAAGGCAAGGATCGCCAGTGCAGCGATACCGGAGCGTCGGAGCATCTTCATGAAACCGCCTCGTGCTTAAGGACCGCGAACCCCGATGGTTGTCAGGGCTTGATGATGAAGTAGTTGACCTTCAGAGTGCCGTTCAGGCTGGCGGTGCTCATCTGGCGCACCACAACGGTCAAGGTGCTGGCCGTTACCGTCGCGCGCTCAAGTGCCACCAGGCCGGAGGTGTTGGTGCCATTGCTGATGGTCACCAGCGGGATATCCGCCGCCGCGATCGCTGAATTGGTGAGCGTCAAGGTGAATTCGGAAGCGGTCGGAGCGGTCAGCGACTCCGTGGTCACCACGCCGCATTTGTTGTTCAGCGTCGCTGTGTCGGCCGTGCCGTTGCCGGTCGAAGCGACCGTTCCGCAGTTGCCGCGCAACGAGCCGTCCAGAGACAGATCGAGGGCAAAGGCCGGGAGCGATAACGCCAAGCAAGCGGCGACCAAGGCGCCAAGGCGGAAGTGCTTCATCATAGCGGTAGTTCCTTTTTCAAGTTTCCGCGAATGCTCGATTGTTAGCTCAGCCAGCCGCCCTCGTAGAGGATGCAGATGGAAGCCTTGCCCTTGGTCGCGCCGTTCTGCGTGATGGTCACATACGGCAAGACTTCGGTCGTCACCGTCCCAACACCGCGCGTCACGCCTGTGCCACCGGCAACAGTCTCGTCGACGTCGCCGGCATTCAGGAGGTTGTTGTAGGTCGCGCCAACCGTGCCAACCGTAAGGATCGCACCACCGTCGAATGTGGTGAGAATTTCGGCGACCACCATGAAGATCACGGCGCCGGTCGGGATCGAATTATCGAAGGCGACATTCGACTGGACACCGGCGTTTGTCACGCCCACATCGTTCCAGTTGATGATCTTTTTTAGCGTATTAGCGACCTGCTCCGCTTGCCGACGAATCGGAGGGGCAAGAACTGCGCTATCCGTAGCCATGGAAATATCCCTCCGTTAGGTGTGCGCTGCGCCGTAGGTCGAAACCACGACGGTGCCGTAGTCGACCGAATTGTAGACGGTCTTCTTCAGACCATGGATCGTCCACGCCGAGACTTCGAGCCGGCGCTTGTGGTCGAACATTTCCTCGTTCCACCGGTACTTTGTCTGCGAGTTCTTCTGGCCGAAGGCGATCATGCATGCCTGCCCGCCGAGCAGAACGGCGCGGTAGGTATTCGCCACCAGCGCGCCGCCAGCGGAGATGCCATTGGCGACGTCGAAGGACTGCCGCAAAATGACCGAATTGTATTCGCCGATGGCGCCAGTATAGATCGCGCCCTTTTCACCCCGCCCCATATCCGCGGCCTTGGTCAGATCCAGCCACTGGCCGGTCGACGTATTGGTGCGCAAATCGGTGACCTGATACGGATGCAGATACATCACGTATTTGTCGGTCAGCGTCTTGTTGTAATCCCTGCGCGCCGGCGACATGCTGCCGCCGCTCGATCCGCCGGCAAACCGCGCCGGCCTGATCTTAGGAGTGGCGGTGACCGCCAACTCCTTCGCCTTATCAACCAGATTGAGGGTGAAGGTGTCGCCGGCGACGAGCAGATCGTCGGACGCGCGGCTGGATTGGCGAATGATGCGCGTCGCTGAGGGCGCGATCGTTGCATTCAGGCCGGTAAAGCGGGTATCGGTGGCGAGCGTATTACCGCACACCTGATTGAAGAAGGCGACGGAGAAGCGCTTGGCGTACCAATCGGCAAGGCCACTCTTGGCCTCTTCGCGCAGATCGAACGGAACGCGCTGCTGGTCGATCGTGTACTCGGACTTAACGCCGACCACATGGCCGAGCTCGTTGATGAGCAGCTTATCCGAATAGGTGGCGAGCGATTCGCCGTTGCCTTCCGCGAGTTGGTTCTCGCTAAAGCCGGCGCCGCTCAATTGCATGCGAATGGCGTAGGTCACCTGATCGCCGGGTCCCTTTTGAGTCTCGGTCTTCCGGTGGATGATCGAGTCCGGATCGTCGCCGATCAACGGCCCGATATCGGTGTATTTGAGAGCTTCGTGGTCGAGTCGCTTGGACCACAGTTTGATGGCGAGCGCGTCATTGACGCCAAAGCTGGTCATAGCCATTGCAAGGCACCCTGCGTTGAGGCGACCAATCGGTCAGCCGTCTAAGTTTCGCGTCGGTTGGGGTGCGCTAATTGTCGCCTGCGCGGCGAGTTTTCCCTTTAAGCAGCGCGGGACACGGCGCCTGTCCGTGAGGTGGACTAGACCGTTCGGAGGGTTTTTTGATCGGCCTGACTGGCGTCTGGCAATGATCACGACCCGCCGGAGGACTCACCACTACCAGCAGCACAAATGATTGTAAAGCCCTACCAGATCAGGTGCCGAATAATTCCTTTGCCTCCGACGGCGATAGGCCATCGACCAACGCGCCGAATTCCTCTTCCGACATATTGGCGAGCTTTTCTGGCGTCAGTGGATTCGGAGGCGCACCGCCACCGCTAGATAGCGAGCGGGCAGCCTCAGAACCCGCCTTGATATTGGCAATCTCAGCCACGACGCTAGGAGCCGCCGCAGGCGCGGCAATGCTGCCAGGAGCACCGGCCGCCGCAGGAGCAGCAGCAGCCGGTGCGCCGGCGCCATTGGTTCCCGGGGCAGAGCCGGGAACCGCAGCAGGAGCAGCGGCCGCGGCGCCCGGACGGAAGCCGCGCGCTTTGGCGAGAGCAAAAACTCGCTTGGCGGGCGACTGTTTCATCGTGATCGCCTCGGAGGCTAGTTGCTTTTCCTCGTTGCCGATGGTCGCCCGGATTTTACCAAGCTCTTCGGTCGTCAATTGGACGCCCTGCTCGGTCAAATCCTTGCCAAAGAAATACTGCGCGAGTTCGAAAGTCCGGTTCGCCATCAAGAACTGATAGGCCGGAACAAAATTGGGCTCCGAAGCCGCAAACGAACGCGCGTCCTCGGTGTAGGTATTGGCCAAGGTGGTATCTTCGACTTCGGCCTGCCGACCGGTGCGCAATTCGGCTATTTCCTCGCGCACCCGTACATCGTCGCGCTTCTTCCAGGCAATCCAGGCAAAGACGTCCTTTTCGGCATCTGGCTCGGGATCTTCCTCGGCTGCCGTTTTGACAGGCTGGGCCGGTGCAGCCAGCGCCTCATTGATGATCCGCATGCGCTCATCGAGCCGGGCTTGGTTTTGACGAAGCGTATCGCGCTCGGTTTCCGCGACCTTGCGGGCTTCCTCGGCCCGTTCGTATTTGCGGGCAGATACTCGACGTTTAGGAACCACCGTGCCGGGGGCAGGGGGCTCGCCAGGCGCGCCAGCCACAGGGGGGGCACCGGGAGCCCCGTCAGCGGCCGCGGCGCCACCAGCGGGGGCCGCAGCGGCTTCCTCTTCGTCCTCATCGTCGTCCCCATCGGTAGCGGCAGGCACCGGCGCGGGGGCTGGAGTGGGGGCTGGGGTAGGTTCGGGCGTTGGAGCGGGATCCGAGGTGGCCTTCTCCAGTTCAGCAAATTGGGTGCGTTCTTCGTCGGTAAATCCGTCGTCGACCTGCCCCGCATCAGCGGCTGGCAGGGCTTGCGCGGTATTAGCCATTGGGAATCAACTCCTCCTGTTGGGAACGGATCATCTTACCAATTCGATCAATCACAGACGAATCCAGAGAATGCTCCTCGATCATCCCGGCCGGACCGGTCAGCGTCAGGCGCCCGAGGGGCGGTTGCTCATTCGGAGATTCGACCGTCAGGTCATAATCGCCAAAGCGGATAGATACTATCTCCTTGAACTTTCCGAAAGCGTTTCGGCTCTTGCCGGGTAACTTTTCCGCCTCTTCGGAGACATGAAACTCGACTTCTCCCCAGCGATATAGCCCGCGCAGGTGTGTCTCGAATAGCCCCTGCAGCAGACGCATCAACTGCGGGCGAGCATGGATCACGGCCCACCAGGAGCCGCCGGGGCCGGTGCGGGCGTGCGATCGGTCAAGGCGGCCGCGGCATGGTCCTTGCGCGCAGCCGCCATATCACGATGCAGACCACCCACAGCGCCAAGATGATCGATCAAAGCACCCATCCGCGCTGAATGACTATCCGCGACCGTTTTATGCGCATCGGTCGCGGCACTGATGACCTTGGCATGGGTTTCGAGTTGATCGTTCTGAATGCCAGCGGCCTCGCGATGGGTCTGCACCACCGTCTTGTCTGCATTAGCCGCCGCCTGCTTGGCATTGGCAGCCGCCTCCATCAATTTCAGATGCTGGTCGAGGCCAGCGTGGTCGCTATCGGCCAGCATTTTGCGAGCCAGAGCAATGTCGTACATGGCTGTCGCCTCGGTGGCGCCCGCCTTCTTGTTATTCATCTCGGCAATCGACTGGTTCTTCGAGATTTCGGAAACAGCCTTTTGCACCGTGAGATGCTTCATAAGCTGCTGATCTTGCATAGCCGTGGGATCCTGCTGCTGCTTGGTAATGAACGCCTTGATCGCCTCAACGATGCGATTGGGCAGCGGCGAGTATTCTAGCAGCATCGCAAACACCTGCGGATTTGCCATAAGCTGGTCTTTGAATACCGCGAGCAGAGGCTGGATGATTGCCCAATTCGCCTCCTTCTGGTTCGGCGAGGTCGGCGTATCATCCACGACCACGCTATAGAGCCCGGTTGTTTTCTCCTTCGCCAGCGCGACCGCCTGCACATTGTCAGGCTTCGCCACCCGTATCAGGCGACCATCGGAGAGAAAGTTCTGAATGAAATACAATCGCGAACGACCAACGTTCTTACGGAAGCGCCGCAAAGAATCGAACAGCGTGGCGAGCACCGTCATACCGGCCTGCTTGCGCATGGCCTCGATAATGCCTGGCTGGTTCTGGTCCTGCTGCCCGAGCAATTCGAGATTGATACCGGTGACGTCCTTGATCGACGAAATGGCAAAGGTCATCAACCCGAGATAGCCCTCGGTCATGCCAGCGCCGGGCTTTGCCATCAGCTTCGGCTTGTCGCCCGAAAGCGCACCATCGGCGAGCCAAGTCACCGTATCCGGTCGAGCGTAACCCTCCTCGGCTTCACGCTGATCATCGAATGCCGAGGTCTCCGCCAGGATGCCACCCTTCGCGGTCGTGTTCAGTATGTGCAGGATCTGCGACAGCCATTTGTTCGCCCACATCTGCGGATCGCGCATCACCTTGACGAGGCCAAACCATTCCTTTTTGACCTTGTCGAATTCGCCGGTGATGCAGTCCCAAGAGAATTTCCCTTTGATCGGCGCCGGTCCCGCCTTCTCGAGCAATTCCCCACCGAGCCAAGCCTGCTTGTAGACCTTGCGCATCATCTTGGCGGCATGCACCGGCATGCCGAGCACCTTCATGCGCGAGACAAAACGCTGATATTCTGCGTCCGAGAGCTCGGCCTTGGTATTGGTCTGCACGTCGGCGACGATCCAATAGGTCTCGCGCTCGAACCACTGCATCTGGACGATAGTCACCTCGCAATGATCGTCATATTCCTGCATCGACGAATTGTCGGCATCGCGCTTGCGCTTTTCCTCGATCGTCTTCTTCGGATAATCCGAGACGCCCTGATCGGCCCAGGTGGCGTCCAGTTGCTCCACCGTTTTGCCGGGGAAAAGAGCAAGCCCGTCGGAGAGCGGCATGCGGCGTACGCGCGAGAGCCGGCGCGCATTAGAAAGGTTCTTTTTGGATGATGTCCGATCCCAATACATCTCGCGCGGATCGATGCAGTCCTCGATGTAGAGGCCGGCCGGATCGTCCTCATAGGACATCCGATTCTCGACCCAGCCCATGCCGCAGGTGCAGGTGTCATCGAACGCCGAACTTTCCTCGTCCTCGCCGTCGCACTCATCGGCCATCCATTTCGAGGCCGAGGAAAGCACCTCATTAACGGCGGTGTCCTGCGTACCTCTGGGAATGAAAGTAATCTCGTGCCGCCCGTTGATTTCCATGCCCGCCACCGCCTTGAGGATGGTCAGGACGCGGTTAAAAACGATATGCGGGCGTTGCTGGCTATTCAGAAGCGCGCGGTCTTCCGCGGTCCATTGCTCGCCAGCGCGGAACAAGAACCACTCCTCGGCATGGGCCCGCCAATCCTTCGTATGCTCGGCATCTGCGCGATGCAGGGCTTTGAGCACATCGAACTGCTTGCCGACCGGCAGTGCGCTGATGGAAAGCACCGCATTGGCCGGCGCGTCATCCGGCAAGCCCACCTGCCCATCAATGGTCAGACCATCATCGGGAGGCGTATCAATTTGCTCGGTGGTGCCGAGAGCCATGGGTATTAGGCTTTCGCTTTACCGCGCCGCCGCGAAGGGTTGCCAGAAGCCAGCAACCCAATCCGATTATCGTGCTCCTGCAGCGTATCGTAAATCGACTCGTCCACCTTCGGGAATTGGCCAAAAATGACCTGCGCTAGTTCAACCTTAAAGGCCTCGAAATCGGCGCGCAACTTCTCCACTGCGGCTGCCGCACCATCCGCGACCGGCTCCCAGCCCCAATCATCATCGGAGAGGCGCTGCGGAACGTTCTTTTGACTCATGAAGTCGTCGGCATCCATCACAACGACGATATCGATAAGGCCGGTCTCCGGATCGGTGCGCGTCACCAAAGCGGCAAAGCTATTGCGGCCATTGCGCCACTCGCTGCCCCGCAGGCGGAAGCTAACGGCCGAGCCGACGCCCGGTAGAGGAGCAGGCAATATTCCAGACTCTTCTTCGGCAATCTCGCGCATCGTCGCCATCGCATGTCCCATCTTGAACCTCTTACTGTTGGGTGTAATAAATGATTGCCTGCACCGCGACGCCACTGCCCATATTTATGCAGAGATCAGCACCCGGCGGGGCCGTTAGTCCTCGCCATGCCCACGAGCTATCCGAGGGGCCATTTTGCGCTGTCACCGAAAAAGCCGGCGTGAGAGCCGTCTCGCCTGTGGCGCAGGCCGTGCCGGTGCCATATTCCAGTTTCACTGTGGTCGTGCCAGCACCCCAAATATTATAGCCACAAATAAAGGTTCTCGCCGTCGAAACGCCAGAAAGCAATTTAACCGCACCGCTCGAACTGGCGTCATAGACAAGGGATTGATTGCAGCCCACCTCGGCCAGCGCTGTATTGGCGCAGAAAGAAACGGCGAGAGCGAGGACGAGGAATCTGATCATCTTCATGGCGTGTGTTTCCCTTGATCGGCAAGAGCTAGCGCTGTTTCGCGCGCCGCTTGCAGCACATTGGTCCCGGCCTTCAACCGCGCCGATAACACCTGAAAAGGCGTCCCGTCAGCACCGATACCAGAAAATGTCAGCCTTTGCCATTCTACATTGTCTGCCTGCTCATAGCCGAGAGTCGCCATCATACAGGTGAACTGGCCGTCAGCGGCTGAGTTGAAAGCTTCGCGTAATTCCCTAACGCCCATGTGATTCCTATACCGCACCATCTCGATCGATACTAGCGCCTGCCGCGCCGGCGGGCACGGACGATCCAATCAGAAGAAGATTGCAGCCCGCTAGATACGGATAGTATTGGAGCATCGGAAGTTAGACTTAGCGAGCCGGAACTAGGCTGGTCGCTTACCACTACCGCAGGAGCAGCAGAAGTCAACGATAGGACAGCCGATGCGGGGGTTAACTGTCCAGCGAGAGCCGGGGCATCATTAGCCAAGGCAAGAGAGCCTGCGGTCGGCGCCTTGCGTAGGTCTTGAACTAAACGCGGACCCGCCGCCGTCAGAGATAGGGCGGCGACGGCTGGCGAGACTAAGAACTCCAACAACGGTGTGGTGCTAGTCAGCGCCAAACTGGCTGCTGATGGAACTTCAAGAATTGCCTGCACACTCGTCGGTGCGATGGCCGACAATGCAAGTGACCCAACGGTCGGAATCTTGGCGGCGTTTTGAACGTCGCTCGGATTGGCTGTGGTTAACGTCAGCGCCGCTGCGCTCGGAGACAGAACAAAGTTTTCGTCTTGAATCGGGAATGTTCCCGACAACGACAAGCTGGCGACGGCAGGAACGTAAACGAAAGCAAATTTCAGTGATGGCGCGGTAGTCGATAACGATAGGCTGGCAGCGGCTGGTGCGCTCAGAAAGCCTTGAACTGAACTAGGAGACGCAGTCGTTAGCGCCAGCGAAGCAACGGATGGAGTCTCTAGTGTGTTCTGAACAGCCGTTGGAGCAGCAGTCGCAAGCGAGAGGCTCACCACTGTCGGCGACAACAAATCCGTCAGTGAGACAGTCGGTGTAGTTCCGGTGAGCGAAAGCGATCCTGCAGTTGGGACCGCAATTTTGTTCTGAATTGCCGCAGGGGCAGCAGACGCCAAGGCCAGACTAGCGGCACTCGGAGATAGGACGAAATTCTCGTCTTGGATCGGAAACGTGCCCGAGAGTGCCAGACCAGCGACTGACGGAACATAGACGAAAGAGAACGTTAGCGACGGTGCGGCGGTCGAGAGTGACAGTGGCGCGGCGGCAGGCGCCAGCGATAGACTCTGTGCCACCGTTGGCGTTGATGCCGACAAAGACAGCGAGGTGGCGGCTGGGGCAGGAAGCGAACCCTGAACGCTAGCAGGCGCAGCACTCGATAGAACTAGATTAGCCGAACTCGATACAAGCGGACTATTTTGAACTGCCGTCGGCGGCGGCTGAGACAGAGTGAGAGAAGAAGCCGCAGCAACAAGATAGAAACTGACGCTAGCGACCGGAGTACTTCCTGAAAGCGATAAGGAGGCCGCCGCTGGCAACTCGATTACATTTTTCAGAACCGCCGGAGTCGTTACGGATAGCGAAAGAGAGCCTACGGTTGGAACTATATTGATCCCAGTAGCTATCTTTGTGAGAACAATTAAACCTGCGGCTCCGCCGCCGCCCGATGCAGCGCTCGATGTGTCAGTACCAGCGCCACCGCCACCGCCACCAGGCCACCCACCCGCGCCACCGTTCGCACCGCTTACACTGATGCCGCCGCCTGCACCACCGCCACCACCCCGGCTATCCGATACGCCTGGATTACCAGCGCCTACCGTTCCAGTACCACCTGCACCGCCAGTATTTGCGCTGCCGCCTGCCGCACCTGTCGAGGATACCGAGTTTGCTGTACCTTGAACCGCCGCCGCGACGACTGTGGCTGCCGATGTACCACCGGCAGCATTATGAGTAACTGTACTACCGACAAGACCGGCTTTTCCGTTATTTACAACATCACCGGTTCCAGCCGCGCCAACTGCGCCCGCCGTTCCACTTGGGCCTGTCCCGCCGTTTCCTCCACCTTTGGCTATCGGTGATGCGCCTACATTGCTCTGTGCGCCCTGCGCCCCTACAGCAACCGTTAGAGTGCCACCAGCCGTGACGGTTAGGACATTCTTCTTTGCGTAGCCGCCACCAGCACCGGAACCACCGCTGCCTGTTGTTGCACCGTTGCCGCCATTGCCACCGCCGCCCCATGCCTCAGCAATCGCATTTGCCGTCCAGGTAGAAGGAATATCGACGACAGTAATTGAACCTAGAATATAAAGTTGATCGGGATCGGACCCTGTGTACGTGATCTTAATAACCGACCAACCACCAGAAGATGATATGTTCTGGTCAGAGCCGCCACCACCCGGCGTCCCACCCTTAGAAGTGCCATTACCATAACCACCCGCGCCACCACCACCATGATCGTAATCATCGCCACCATTACCAGCAGCAGTTGCAGCAAGCGCGCCGCCGCCGCCGCCGCCTAAAGTTCCAGCCGTACTTGCCGCGCCCCCACCTGTGCCCGCAAAGTTATTTCCGCCGGGACCAGGAGTGGCCGATGTGGCTGTTGTGCCAGGGGTTCCGCCGTCCGCTCCACCACCGCCGCCACCTGCATTCGTACCACTCGCGGCACCATTGCCGCCGTTTTGCCCCGCACCATCGGGTCCGCCTGCGCCACCACCGCCGCCGCAACTTGCGCTGCCACTAGTTCCCCCTACTCCCCCTGCGTTTGTCAGATCACCAATGCGTGTTGTCGCGGAACCGCCACCGTTCGCAATGACGGTAGCGGTTGTGCTGAACCAAGTATCGCTACCTGGATTAGAAACGCCGCCGCTTTGTCCTAAACCGGGAGCGCCAAGGCTGAACGGAACCGGAGTTAAAGCAGTAAAAGAAAAACTATTCTTTGCCGCGTATCCGGCACCATTGCCGCCAGCGCCGGTAGTCTCATTACCAGACGCACCACCGCCCCAACATTCTATCTTCGCCGTAACAGTGCTTATAGGAGTGAATGATCCGGCACCATTGCCGACTAGGTAGATGGTGGTCATTGGGAAACCATGCCCGCGCGTAGTGAAGTCACGCCCACGTTATTTATTTGCAAGATCAGCCGTTGCTGGTCTCAGCACGACCCCCTTCAACAATTTCGGAGGATCAGAAGAAAAGGTCAGCACTCTTGCATCATGCTTCACTTCTCTGGTCGTCTCTTTTTCTTTTTCCATCACATTACGCCAGGTTGAATATGCCAGTCGCCGCTGGCGTGATCGTCAACGTGTTGTTGATGGTCAGGTTGAACTGCGCCGTACTAAGCTGGCTGTAGCAGACCAACTTGCGCGCGATGGCCGACGCACCAGACGCCCAGATCACCGCAAACTTGATGTTTGAGATGGTGCCGCCTGTGCCGGTCCACACGGTCGCCGCCGCGTTGAAGCGCATTTGCCCGGCCGAGGCGCCGGCAGTCCATGTCTTCGAGCCCAAAGCCTTGCCCGAGGACGAGTAACCATTTGCCTCAGTCACCTCGCTGGTGACGCTCGATATGATCGACAACGTCGCGGTAGCCGCGTTCGACGCCGACGTGAATAGGGCAAGGCGAAAGTTGCCGGTCCCGAGATTGATCGGGAACGCTTGTCCAAGATTACGCTTGAACTTGTTATAAAACGTCCATGCACCAACCGCCATTTTAGTTCTCCGTTGCTTTGAGTTGAGATTCGTCTTCTATTTCAAGTTCGGCGCCAGTCCTGATCATAGTGGCGATCAACCCTGGACCGTGGACGTTGAGTTGAAACATTTCACCACGCTCTTTGATGAGCTGCATAAAGTCTTCCGCCTGCTTTGCCTGCCACACAGAGCAGATGAACCGTTGGGCAAGATCATCGCGGCCCTGCGGCCTGACCCAGACCGACATCGTTTTCTCGCCGTTGTTTTCCTTCTGCTCGTAGGCATGGTGATCAGCACCCGACCAACACGAGTCGAGTCCGAATATCTCCATGCGCATGAAACCAAGCATACGCATCAGCGAGATCGCGCGCATCGTCACCGTCACGCCAATGGTGATCGGGTTAACTCGCTTGAAATAGTAATCCTCAAGAAGTTTTATCTCAGCATCACCGGCACTGAGCGCGTGCCAAATTGTCACATTGCGGTCGCGGCACATCTCAAAGGTCTTGGGATGGCATTGCGACGCCAGCAGGTAATGGCAATCATAAACCGGCGTTTCAACGAAACGGGAGTTGAACTCGCGTGCGTCCATGACAACGGCGGCGACCGGACGAATGTTTCGGTCAAGACACCATTGATAGGCACCATTGACGGCGACAACCTTGCCACCCTTCCAGATTGCTTCGAGTAAGTCCTTCTCCGTCGTTTTCAGCGACGGCCCCCCAGCAACAATAATCGCGGTATCAGGGTTTGGTTGATAAGGCATTGCCTGCGGCAAGCCGCGGCGGATATTCTCAGAGACCTGCTTCAGCAGTTGTTCGTCACTGACGTTCACACGACAGTCTGGAGAGAATTCAATTTCCCGGACTCTTTTCGGATCAAGAACCTGTGCTTCACTCATCGCTGCACCACGAACAATCCGGAGCCACACAGGTCGCGGGCCTCCACGAGATTTCCTAGGGCGGCGATCCTGTCGCGCCACCACGCGAACGGCTGCACAGTCAAATGCAATGGAGATCCTATCAACTGTCCGTAAGTGTCGTGACAGTGAGCAATCTGAAACCACGACACGCGACACGCCTTGATGATTCGATCAAGCGAGAGCATCGTGTACTCTGTTGGTAGATGCTCCATCACGTCGCAACAAAATCCATAGTCCCAGCCGCGCTTGTTGTGCAGCGGCCATTTATCGCTCCACAACTCGTGTTGAATAAAATGCTTGCGGTTGACCTTCGGATCTAGGCCAGCGTCGCTCAAATCCAGATATGTGACCCTGAATCCGACGCGCTCAAACTGGATGCCGGCGACACCGGCTCCGCATCCAATATCGATCAACGATGAACCTGCGACAGGCTCCATCACACCGATGAACCGCTCTACATTCTCTAGGCCGGGAGAGAATTTGTGGTACTCCTCGTGCCCCCATATCTCGTCATACTTAGCGCGCTCGCTAAGAACAGGGTCCGTGAGATGAAGTCCATTCATTGATATTGCACCGCGGAACTGGCCGCCTAGTTATCTGCTATGCTTATCTGCCGGTTTGTTTGCTCATGGCGCGCGAAAACCTGTCGGTAAGCCCGGCCACCGAAGCATTGCCGGCGTCAATCTTCGCCTGCAGATCAGCAAGATTGGTAGTGGCAGCCGAGATATCTGCCTGCAAGGCCGCAAGTTTCTGTTTTGCACCGACCGTGAGTTTGTCGGCACTGCCCTCGGCCCGAGCGATTATCGCCGCTGCCTTATCCTCGGCCTGCGCCAGAAGGGCGGCTGATTTGGCCGCCACTTCAGTGTTTGCCGCCTTCAACGCAGCGGACATTTCGGCCTCAATCTTGCTGCGAGCAGCAGCCCGATCAGAGTCCAAATTTGCGAGTTTCTCGCTCGATGAGGCGACTTCGGCTTTGACCTCCTCCAATTTTGTCTTTGACGTTGCCTCTTCCGCTCGGATTGCATCAAGGCGAACCTTGGCCTCGGGGATTGCCTGCTCGGTCGATCCTAGTTCGTTCAAATCATCGACAATAGCCAGCAACGGCTTGAACATTTTGATGAAGTTTTGGAGAGACTGCGCCGCGATCTGTTTTTCGTTTGCCATGGTCATGGTGTCTTTCGTGCAAACATGGTGACCGACAAAGACGTCGTGCCGTCCCCAGCCGTTACACGGGGGCGCACATGGAGGACGCTCTCCAAGATCGTCTTGATCCCAGCCGCCGTCATCGATATGGGATTCCCCTGCGGATCGTTCAGAGTCCTGAAATTGACCCCATCATTGCTGCCTTCCGCGATAACCGTACCACCAGCACCGAAAGTCCCCTCTACCTGCATTGACTTGTCCGCGAACCCGCCGAATTTGTCGATGGACTCGCCTACATCCCCGTTCGCCATTCCTTGCCAGCCAGCGCCATATCCATCGAGCGATGTCATCCCTTGCTGCGCGGTAAAGCTTGGTTTGATGGTGGCCATTCGCTATTTCCTCTCGATCGCTTGCTTCGCGGCGCTCAGCGTTATCAGATTCCCATATAGCGGACTAGCGAGTCTTTTTGCAACATGCGTCAGATGATACAGCCGCGCCGAGCGGAATCCTGTCACCGGTCGGTCTGCTCCAGGTCTATCCGCCCACCAGAGATACTCGGCCCGATGCGCCAAAACCTCCTCCCTTAGCCGGAAAACTGGATTCGCAATATAGACGCGCCACCAACCGACCACCCCACCCGGATGCACTAGCTGGCGCTCGCAATGCACCTGCTCATGCGCTTGCAAAGCAGGATGCACAACCTGCCCATGCGATGAGAAAATACGGTCACCCCACGAATAGAAAACATCTTGGTCGCGGCAGTGAAAGGCAGCGTCAATCTCATCGATCATTGGTGGCAGTCCTGCAATGACATTCACGGTCATGACGCCCATTGCGTTGTCCTTTGTTCCTGCGGCCGGCGCGAACGATCCTCGGATTTTACTTTTTCAGGCACCAGACCGCAGGCGCCACACATTAGGGCATCGCTTCCATGACTCGCGGGATCGTGTTCTGGCTCAGAGGTGTAAACCCCAATCGCCTTGTTCCACTTTTTACGGTAGTTTTCGAGCCGTTCCACCCCAAGCGAACAGTGTTCTGCATCAAACCAAGAGTTATTGATAAAGCGCCGACAAGCCTCAATCGCATCCGCCTTCTCGGTAATGCGCTCGACCACAGAGATATCAACCCCGAGCCCCTTCGCTGTCTGCTTGCGGGTCTGCGCGTTATTGCCCCAATCCTTGTTGCCCATATCGTGCGGGCCGTAGTGCTTGTCATAAACAAATTTCCGGGTTCGCCGCTTCTCATCGATCATCGCGCAAGCGCCTTGCAGCGACCAGCCTTCCTCTTCGTAATAGTCGATCAGCCGATGACGAACACCATCCGTCTGATGCCACCAAATAGCCGTCGTATCCTCGCCAATATCCCAGAACGTATTGACCCGCCGAGTGGGATCGAACGGCATTAACTGCCCAATCCGGCCCTCTTGCCGCGCCTTCGACAATTCGCGCTTGAAGAACGCCCCCTCATTTGAGGTAAGAAATAGCTCTTCTGGCGTCGATGGAAACTCCTCGTGAGTTTTGTCGAGCCCGAGGTCGCTATATCGATTCTGGTACCAAGCCATCTGATCAGCATCGAGCAGGATGCCGTTCGTGGCCTGAAGATCACGGAAATATTCCTGCATTTCTTGGGTGACAATCACAAGGTTATTCGGAAGCCGATATTCTGGCTTCATCCACCAACCGTAGAAATGAAACTTAAAATCTAGTTCGGTGAGAGTTGCTCCGCGATCCCGTAGCGCCTTGGCAGCCATCGTCATCTTCGAGAATTCACCGCCAGTGCCGTGCCACGTGCTCTCAACAAATACTTGGCCGCTCATTGGTACAGCGGTGATTGCGCCTGTTTTGATTTCGACCGCGGCCTCCGGCGAGTCCACGCTTATCTTTCCATATTCGCTCACATGCAGGATCGATGGCGTGCCACCACGATAGGACGTTCCGACGCTCACATTGGAGCCATTCGACCATTCCAGATATTTGTCATTGCGCCGCGTGAGTTGGATGTTTGTGCGGATTTCCTCGGGTAGATTATCGTACCCATATGCGATCATCCCGAGTTTATCGACCGCATCATCAAGCGAGCGATCTACAATGCCTGCGACCGTGCCGCCCTTAAAAACACAGGCATCGCAAATCAATAACTCAATGAAAGTCGAGAACCCGAGTTTGCGGGCCTTCGGAATAATATTGCGGGACCAAAGTGCGCGAGAGAAGGCAAGCTGTGCAGGATTGCGGGCGAAAGGAATCCGCTCGCCCTTCTCGCTCCGGATGAAATAGAAATTATCGAGCCGCCAACTGCGGTCTTTCCATTGCTTCTTGCGCTTCTGGTAGGCCGTCGTCTTGCGCACCTGATCCAGATCGATCGTTTGGCCGTCCTCGAGCATGGCTTCCTCGCATAATCGTTACGCCTTCGACCAGCATGGTACCACCAGCCCCGCATGTGCGCCCGAAATGGTTGGAGATTTCCTTAGCTACTGCATCGTAATCATCGTCCGTCAGCACAAGCGTCATTTCCCGCAGTGGGTGGGGTGAACTGAGCGCGATGCTGGCAATCTCATGCTGCAAATCGGCGAGAGCAAAGACCATCCTGCTCACGGATAGGCGCCAATGTCGGCGATCGATACCGTCCAGCCAACATTAAAAGCGAATTGATCCTTCCCCGATAGGCTGGGAGAATTGGCACCAGCGGCGATAGCGCGTCCAGGCGGATTGATCTCATAGCGTATCGTTTGCCCGTCCGGCACCTCGATGCGAAGGATGGTCGTCGATTTGCCGGGATCCGCTGCGCTCGATACCGGGCCGCCATTGCCGGCCACGACAAGAACCTGGGAGAATTCGTAGGGATAAACCAACTGCATAACGGAATCGGAGGAGAACTGCCGGGAATTGATCAGCGGTATTTGCTGCACTCCACGAAACCCGAGCACCCGAACATTATAATTCGCCATTAGACGGCCCTCCTATATTCCCCAAACAATTCATCAGCTTTCGCAGCATAGGCCGCACCAGCCTCATGCGGAGTGTCAAAATATCCAATTATAATGCGTTGTCCATTTTTCATTATTGAGGAGCACCATTGATCTTTTATTGAATGCCAAGATGCCCCGGTAAAGCCGCTGGTGTTTGCAACAGATTTTTTACGATTCCAACAGTTTTGCATATGAGTTGCCGGACGCAGATTGCTCCATCGATTATCGGCAGGACACCCATTCCAATGATCAATTTCATCGGGAGGAAAGACGCCGAGAACATAAAGCCAAGCAAGACGATGAGCAACATAAACTCGTTTATCGATCTGAATCTGAATGGCGCCATCCGTATTCATATTTCCAGCAATGACACCACTACTGCGTGAGCCTCGACTTCGATTCCACGTAAACAATCCACTATCTGGATGATAAGTCAGCAGATAACGTAAGCGGTCTGCAGCCAAATCATTATTAAAAATAATGGCCACGCGGTCAGCCCTTTAGGTATTCAGCCAACCTGCCAGGACCAGACGTGCGCCATCCTTGCCATCCTCGACGCGCCATACGCGACCAAGCGCATCGATGCCGCACTGGAATAAGCCGCAGTCGGCGCGAACGAGGTCTCCCTCAATTACATCGCCAACCTGATGGCCGGGTGCTTCAAGATTTGCGCGCATCAACTCTTCGGGAGTGCGCACAACGTCCTTGACGGGCTCGGGCGCAGGCACACGAACGGTCGAGCCACGCTCGGTGATTGGGATGGTCTTGGTGGTAGGCGCGGCGTATTTTTCGGCCACCTTCTCGGGCGTTGGCTCCGCAGACTTTGGCTGTTCGTCCGGGAAGTCTAAAGCTGCGGCGCTGGCCTGATGATCTGGCTGGTTGGTATGATTGATATCGGACATGGTAGCCTCCAAATGGCCGATCAGGGCCGGGTGTGATCTTGCTCGACACGAAGCGCATGGATAGCGGTCAGCAGATTGGAAACCGCATCCGCAGGAGCATTCTGGTTCTTCACCAACTCGGCAAATTCGCCCTCGTAGCGCGTGAGCAGACCGGTGGTCGCATCAAAGTGGGCTTTGCGTAGTTCGGCTGGCATCGGTGTCTTTTCGCTCACGGCATCTCTCCATCGGGGGGTGGAGCGGGAGCGGCCATGCCGTCGCCGGGCGCAAGAGAGCCAAAAGGCTGCGCGCCGGGCATGCCGGGGCCAGGACGGCGAACGGAAGGCTTCTTGAATTTCGGCAGTTTCTTGACGGAGCCAGGACCACCGGGCGAGGCAGCGATGAAATCGCGCGCCGCGGCGCCTTCGCGAGTCTTGTTGCCCTGATTGGCGTAGGCCCAGCGAGCCTGTGCTTGTGAGACGAGAGGAATGACGCGCCTCCAAAAATAATGCCCCGACTCTTCGCCGGGGCATTACCGATAACGCATCAAATGCCGAATTGCAATTAGAGCCGAGAGTCGATCCGCTGAATTTCGTCCTCAATGAGCGATATCAATGCGTGCGCTCGCTCAACATTCCTGCGGGCAGAAGGCTGCGGTTCTGGGGGTTCGGCGCTTGCATCGCGTGGCTGCGACCCATTCAACTTGTCGTGGATTTGCTCTAAATTGTGGAGAGCGCGACCGAGCCTTTCGGCCAATTTAACTCCATCTTCCAAAAGTGACGGGGGCTTGGGAGCCTGTATCGCTGTAGTAGGCTGACCTGTACGATCCATTGACATTCTTAATCTCCTTTGCATGGGGATTCCAACGCGGCCAACTTTTGCACTTTTGGCGAGCCCGGCGCAAGTAGCATCAACCGCACCAATGTTCCGCGCGCCTCGTCGCACCTACCAAGCCGCCGCTGCAGCACCAGCAGACCAGCCACCAATTCAGGCTGAGAAGAATCAACCGTCAGGGCATATCCGATGGCTGTCTCAGCGGCCTCATTCAATCCCGGAATAGTAGCCGACAGCACATAGAACTCGTTCGCCTGCGCGGTGCGGAACCAATAATCGTAGGGATACCACTCGCCCGCCGCCTTCAGAGCATCGAGCGAGCGCTGCACCTCGGCAAAATAGAGGGCCAGTACCGCCTGCTTATCGCCCCGCTGTCCGGCCGCCGTGATCTCAGCCATCACCGCCGGCGGAGAGACAACCCCATGACGATAGGCGATCTCGGCCAATGACAGTCGCAAGGCGAAGCCGAGGCAGACGACCAGCAGACACGCCCGCCACAAGAGCGGCAATAGCGCCGGTGGTCGGAAGGTGAGAAGGGAATGCAAGATTGGCCTCCACGATGAAAGCGATGAAGATATACCGCTCCGGCCCGCCAGCTTTCAGCACCAAGCCGACGAACGCCAGAACGAGAACCGCGCCGGGCAACCCGAGCTCGTAGGCGATCTGCAGAAAGTCATTGTGGGCAAACGCATTGCGCACCGGCATCGGATCAGTCATATGCGCGAACAGGGCGAAATTGCTCCCCATCGAGCCCAAGCCATGTCCCCAGAAGTTCAGCGCCATGATGGTATCGGTCCAGATATTCAGGCGATCATCGACCGAACCGTGACCTTTCCAGACCCATAGAGCCATGCCGATCACTAATAGGCCCGCCACCATGCCAGCCGCGACCCACCGTTCGCCCATTTGCCACACACCGATCACTGCCACCACCGCGATCGCCAGAAGCGCCCCACGACCTTCTGTGAGGGCCAGCGCAGGCAGTAAACAGCCTATCAACCCAAGAAATCGCAGCGGCGACCATCGTATATCGAACTCACCCTTGGGCTGATAGGCATAGACGCCCACCAGGACCAGCGCCGCCATTTCGGCCAGATAGTTCTTGTTGCCGAACAGAGCCGCCGGCGGGAACGGGGCCACGGAACCGGCAATGTCCTCGATCCGCCAGCCGGTCGTCACATCGATCACCACCAGGACGCTCGAGATGCCGAGCCCGAGCGCGGCGCCGGCGAAGAACGGCGAGAGATCGGCTATCAGCGAGCCGAGCGCAAAACACCCAGCCAAGAGCAATAGCGGCCAGAGAGCGCCGACCGAATCATAGGGGGCCGACGACCAGATGAGCGAGAGCGCGGCCCAGCCGATAAAGGCCCCGCCGGCGAGATGAGCCGCGGTGACTTCGACGGCGCGCCCCGCCAGCAGTGCCACGATAAGCGCGGTCGGCACCACGGCCGCCAGCAGCAGCCACCGCGGTGTGGTCGGAGCACCATGGATGAACGGGCAATAAAAGACGGCCAAAGCAAAGCCGAAACAGCCGAGTAGGATGCGTTGATGTTTCATGCCGCAATCGCTTGCCATTCGACGAATTCAAGGCGATGGCCAAATCCTCGTTGCGATGAGACGCGCGCACCCAGCCAAGTCAAGAGATCACGCCGAGAACTTATTACGCTAGTCATCGACGACACGGCCCAGATCGGTCCACCATTCGGATCATCGCCATAAACCGCTTGCAATATATCGTCGTGAGAAACACAGCCGGGCGAGGCTACGATCAGGCAGGCAATGGCGCGAAAGCCGATGGGTAGCACATCCGGGCGATTTGAATGCAGCCGCCGACATTCAGTGCCACGCCGGAAAGTGGAATTTAGGTAATCGATCACGATGGCATCCGCTGGTGCCTTGACGGGCCCGAGCGCCAGAATGATCTGCGGTTTCACGTCAGCTTCTTAAGCACGGCCAGCGATTGTACCGCCTTATGACCAAACCCGTTAAAACCCACCTGATAGGTAAACGTGAAACCCTCGGCCGCCGCCTCGTTTTCAAGCTGGCAGAGGGCGTCCAGCTGCTCGCGCATCCGATGGTCGTAGCCCTTGGCGAGTTCCACATCGGTCGGCCGCAATTCTAGAGAGTGAATATCTGCGCTCATGCTGCCCGCTCCTTCGAAGGTTGGTGCTCGATGACGGGCCCGCCGCGCGACTCCTCATCAATCTCTTTGAGCAGCATGCCGATGATCGAGTGCTCGTGCGAATGCTTCACCTCGCCGGATAGGTGGGTATTCCGCATGTCCTTTTGCCCGAGGTAATTCATCCCGAGGAAAATCCCCATGGTGGCATTGCGATCCGCCAACTTGAACTGCGAGCGCCGCAGACCAACTAGGCCGCCGCATTTGCCAGAGTCATAGGCGTCCTTCACATCGGGCCAGCGTAGGAACAGCCGATGCATCGTGGCCTCGGATATCTGCAGCACAGCCGCGCATTCTTTCCAAGTCGCCATGATGGCGCCGAGCCCGCCGAGCACCCGCTTGGCGCTCTCCGCATCGGCAATGGCGAACTTGCGGCCTGATTTAAAGGTCAGATGATGTTCTTTCGCTGGCTTGACCCGACGGGCCGCCCTCGTCTTCCGACTCATGGGATAATCAATCCTTCGGTTGTGAGCAGACGCCCGATGCTATCGACGGGAACGGACCCAATCTCCTGCTCAAAGCGCGCCCGGTCATTGCCGTCAGGAATCCGAAACATGCCGAGCATTTGTACCTTGATGCCACGATCAGTGACGCCGGTAAAGATGCGGAACTGAACGCCGCGGAAAACCTCGAATCGACCAGTGGGCTCCAGTTTGATGATCATTGGGGCTTTCGCGGTTCAAACTGGCAGTGGCCTGATTGAATCGCCTCCAGTGCATGCTCGCCATATTCCATCCGCAGCGCCACGAAACAAGCCTGCAGATCGGCCTTCGATATTCCAGGCGCCCGCTTGAGAATTTCAAGGATGATCATGCCTTCCTCGTCGACGCCATTGGCGCCGCCGCGACGGAGGATATGCGCGCCTTTCTCGGTCAGACGTTGGGGATCGTCAGCGGCCATTGGCCCTCCGCGCGGCAAGCGCAAGGATCAACACCACCAACAGATTGATGTCGAGCCAGCCGAGCACCGCACTCAGAATGGTCATTGGGGAATCTCGTCTGTTGCCAACGCCGGTGGCGCCTTGGCCGCTGAACGCCGAGGAGGAGTGGGAACCAGATCCGGCCGCTTCTTCGCCAGATGAATGCCGGGCTCAGACAGCATCTGGTTCTTGGCAAGCCAGCGCATAATCTCAAGCGCACCGCGCGCATCCGCCATAGCCGTGTGAGCGTCCTCCGTAAACGACATCGAACCGATGTGAGCGAGCGCCTCGGCCAGCTTGGGGAATTTGAACCCAGCCCGGTCGTTGGCATATGGAATCTGGCAGACATCCGTCATGGCGCGCATCACGCAGATATTCCGCGTCTTCATAAACATATCGTCCATGCCGGCGCGCCGGAGCTCGCCGCGCATGACCTTCGTATCGAAAACGGCATTAAAAGCCACCACGACACGCCCGGTCTCGACCGCCTTAGTGTATTCGAGCAACGCATCGACCACCGGAATGCCGTCAGCGAGCAGCCGTTCGCATGTGAGGCCATTAACCGCTGCAGCACCAGCCTCGAGCGTCCAGCCGTCCGGTTTGATCAGGACGTCATAGTCCCGCTCAACGTTGAATTCCGAATCCAGATAGATCAGCGCCAGATGGGCAAGCCGTGGCTGCCCTTCGGCATCGGCTGGCTTGGAGAAGTCGGCCAACCCCGAGGTCTCGACGTCCATAACGATATAGCGATCAGACATGGGAGCCATCCTCTATCTTTGGAGAATAAAATGGCATGGGTTGAAGGCAGGAAAGGCGGAGGGCATCCCACGCTTTTAATTCTTCTTCTGTCCATCCAAGTGAATCTCGCGGAGGCAAATGAAGTTTGCGACGATGCTCATCCGTCAACACCTCAATCCCAGCCTCTATAAATGCCTCTTCAAGGGCACGGAAAGCCCGATTTCGGCACTCATCAGCAATATATCGATCAATGATGTGCATGATCATCGAAGTCGCCTGCATTGCACGCAACCCACGATAATCAGAAACCGGGATACGACTAGACATGGCGACCTCGCATCTTCTCGACTGCCTCAAGCGCAAGAACAAGTCGCCCGTATGTGTTCCAATTCACATCTTCAATAGAAAGAGAATTAGAGAAGCTGAGGCGCTCAATAATCCGCTCATGGATGCGATCAAGGACTGGAGGGTAAGAAGTCGGCACCATCGGGCGCTCCTATTTGTTTAGGATAAGGGCCACGTAGATCGAAGTTCCTAGCGAGGCGAGCGACACCACGAGCGCGAAGATTGCCAATGCTAGATCAAAATCCATCGCGGCGCTCCCTAGGTTTCTTGGGCAACTTGGCCGTCCGCCGCGCGGCATCGGCCAGCATTTCGTACATCTGCGACTTGGTCAATTCCTCGGCCCGCACGAAATCACGAGCAAAGCGCTGGCCTAGATTGGCCCGTTTCAGCCGGTTCTCAGGGTCGGGCGCGGTCATAGCCCATTCGCCTTTAATGACGCATGCAGAGCCAAAAGCCCCTGATTTATCTCCCGTTTCTGACGCTCTGCCTCAATGCGTTTATTCGCACAGGCTTTGCAGGCTGGGCCGATGGGAGAGTTGAAATCGTCCATTAGGATACCGACGGCTATACGGCCACAGCGGCAGACCCCGGTTTGATTGAACCATCTGGCTTTATCGGTCATGGGCCGACTCCATAGCATAGGCCGATTTGACTTGGAAGCGGGAAAACCCGACACTCCACAGGAGCCGATAAACAGGGAGATGAACTATGAGCCCAGTAGCCTACCGAATAGCGTCCGATTTGAAAGTATCGCCCCGCCGCTTTTTAATAGAACACGCGAACGGGCCGAGGCCGATTATCCGGGGCCCGGAGGAGAACACCAGGCAGTCGCTTCTAGCCCGAGAATTGATCCGATACGATTGGGCGCCAGCCTCCCATCACACCGGATTCCCCAAGGCCACCGTCCTGACAGAACTAGGCCGAGAGGTGGTCTGCATTGTTTTGGGCCATGACGCCGATAGCCTCACCGCAAGCCAATTCCGCAAGATTGTCGAATCGCCATCCATCGTCAGCCGGATCGAGCAGGAGCTGGCAATAGCTCGACAATGGCAAGCGGAAAGGCTTATTTAATCCGATGCGATATGGGAGCGTTTGCAGCGGGATCGAGGCGGCCAGCGTCGCATGGCACGGCTTGGGCTGGCGGCCTAGCTTTCTGTCCGAAATTGAAGCGTTCCCGTGCGCCGTTCTCAAACATCATTGGCGCGATGCGCCGTTGCACGGCGATTTCACCACGATCAAAGAGGGCGAATATGACCCAATCGACATTCTCGTGGGCGGAACCCCATGCCAAGATTTCAGCGTCGCCGGACTCAGAGCGGGAATGGCTGGCGACCGTGGCAACCTCACCCTTCAATTCCTTACGCTTGCTTGCCGACTGCGGCCCGAGTGGCTGGTTTGGGAGAACGTCCCCGGCGTCCTGTCGAGCAACGAAGGAAGGGACTTTGGTGCCTTCCTCGGGGGCTTGGGCGAACTCGGGTATGGGTGGGCCTATCGAACCCTTGACGCTCAATACTTTGGAGTTCCACAGCGCCGCCGTCGCGTGTTCGTTATCGGACATCTTGGAGACTGGCGACGTGCCGCAGCGGTACTTTTTGAGCGCCACAGCCTGCAAGGGCATCCTACGCCGCGCCGGGAAACGGGGGAAGGAATTGCCCCCACAATTAGCAGCCGCCCTACAGGCGGCGGCGGAATGGGCACCGACTTCGATCTCGACGGCGGAATAATGATTGCTAATTCCATGACAACAAAGGCTGGCGAACGCGGCCGGGATGCTGGCAGCCAAGGGTATATCATTGCCACTCCTTCGACCGGCGACATTTCGCATTGCCTCAACGGGGGGGGCATGGGCCGCCAAGATTACGAGACGGAAACGCTCATATCCCACGCGCTCACGGGAGGTGGCTTTGACGCCTCTGAGGACGGCACTGGGAGAGGAACGCCGATAATTGCCTTCGCACAGAACCAGCGAGACGAGTTGCGCGAGATGCCGGTAGCCGGGGCTTTGGCCGCAGAACCGGGAATGAAGCAACAGACCTATATCGCTTTCAGCAGCAAGGATCACGGGGCGGATGCGATGGACAATTTGGCCCCAACATTGCGCGCCGGAACGCACAGCAAGTCGCACGCTAATGCAGGCGTGCCGCCAGCCGTAACCGTGGCCCTGAGAGGCAGGGAAGGCGGCGCGACGGCTGAGATAGGGGGAGAACAGGCGACCGCCCTACGAGCCTCCCAGGGCGGCGGGGATAAGCCGCATGTGCTGGCCTTCCAGACGCGCGGCTCGAATGTCGATATTGGCGATGTAAGCGGGACCTTTGGGAGTAATGCCGATAGGGCGAGCGGTAGCGCACCAATGGCCTTCACGCTGCACGGCGCGGATAAGACGGTAAGTACGGCTACGCAAACGGAACTTGCTGGCAGCATCCGCACAAAGCCGCCGGGTAGCATCGAAAACAGTTCCACCACGGTCGCCTTTAACGGCTCCGCAGTCCGCCGCCTCACCCCCCGCGAATGCGAGCGCCTGCAAGGCTTCCCCGACGATTATACGCTGGTTCCGTTTCGCGGCAAACCCGCCGCCGATGGCCCGCGTTACAAGGCGCTCGGCAACAGCATGGCCGTTCCGGTCATGAGATGGCTTGGGGAAAGGATAGCGCTGGTTCATGGGCGATGCCGACCATGAAATTGGCAACATTTAATTAACGAATCCAGCGCATGGTGGCGATCCACAAAGGAGAACCGCCATGAATCGAGAATTGCCGTGTGGGTGTCGCTTGTGCGGCTTCATTTGCCGAGAACACGCCATAGACCGCATTGGAGGCTGTGCAAGTTGTGCCCATTTTGCAAGGGTATTTAACGCATTAAAAAAGATGCAAATATCGCTTGACAGTAATCCTGATAAGCGCATGGTGAGCGGGCGGGAAAACCCGTCAGGAGATAAGACCATGACCAACACCCCAATTTCCACCGACAACCGAATCTACACCGCCGCCATCCTTGCCGAGCCAGAAGCCGCCTGCCGAATGCTGCAGCGCGCCCTTGGCGTCGAGGATTGCGACACCATCAAGATCGACACGCCAACCCCACGCGAGTGGATGCGCGCATCGACCGGACGACGCCTGCAGATGCTGGCCGAGTGGCTGCACGATGCGGCCTATATCCTAGTCGACCGCAACGATCAGATGGTCGAGGGCCACTACCCCACCGATTTCTCACTCCACACCAACGATTGAGGCCGATTGTGAGCATCACCGTAAAAGCCCCCCTCAATCTGCAAGCTCTTTTGGCAACGATGAAGTCAGCTAAAAAACAGCGCGTCGGCATGGCCATATGGGACCGCGACATTAAGGCAGTCGAGGATGCCATCGCGACAATCGAAGATATTCGCGCGTGGCTGGCAATAATATCATTGAACGCATCGCATAAGGGAAAGCCATGAAAACCGAACGTCGCATCCACTGCTACAAGGCCGGAGCCCGATTGGCGCGCAGCAGCGATACGCGGCGCGGCAAAGTCCGCGCCATCTTCATCCGCGACTTTTACAACGTCGACGAACTGCGGGTATGTATGCAGGGATTCGACGATGAGATTCTCAAGATTCGAGAGGCGGGTGGTACATGGGCCCGCTTCGGACGCCGATACGGCAATCTATAGGATACCACCATGCTATATGAAATCATCGAGACGACGGCCGAGCTTGCCGCCTTGTGCTTATTCGCTGGCACCGTCCTACTGTTCGCAGCTTTATGGATCGGCGCAATCAATGTCTTTTGACCACCCGGTGCGATAATGGCCCAGCAAATCGGACCCCGCGAACTAGCCCTCCGTGCCCAGCGGGAAGCACATTACCAGCAGACTCACAAATCAAAGCGGGCGACCGCTGAGGCATTGAAATCGAAGATTGAGGCTATCCCAGCCAAAAAGCCTAGAAAGCCACCACGGCGCGCCGCTAAAGGCCAGAGCTCCCCGGAATAGGCGCCCGACACCCGCAAATCCAGGCAACGTGCACGGACCAATTACCGTGGTGCGTCCCCGCCAGCGTCGGCAGGGGCAGCCAACCGAGCAGCACGTAATCCATGGCGACGTCGAACTTGGCGAACCGGTGCAGGCTTTGGCTTGGCAGATTCATGGTTCTCTCCTTTGGCGCGACCAGTGCGGCGCGCGCGGGTTACCTGCTCGAGCGTTTGGCCGGAGCCCTCCAGAGTGGCGATACCGCCGGCGAAAGCCTGCCAACGCTCGATCGCGACTTGGCAATATGCAGGGTCGAGATCAATCGCCAAGCAGTGCCGACCCTCCATTTCGCAAGCTATTATAGTAGTTCCAGATCCGCAGAATGGATCAAAAATAGTTTCCCCATCTTTTGAACATGCCAAAATGCATCTTCGCGGGATCTCAGCAGGAAACGCAGCGGCATGGGTAAGATTTGATGCATCCGCTATCTCCCATACAGATGACCATGTTTTAATTTCTGTGGACGCATTAAATACAAAATCGTTCCCCTTATAGAGCCAATAAATTCGTTCATCGCAGGGTAAAAACATTCTGGCATTCTGTGTGACGGAACCATGCCGACGCCAAACAATTTCTTGGCGTATTGCAAAATTCCCAGGAAGCCAAGAGAGAGGGGATATCATCCGTTTTTCTCGGTATCTGTTTTTATGATTATAAAAAATTGACCCGCCATCCCGAAGCAAAGAATGCCATTGTTGAAGCAAACGACTTTGCCATTTTTGATATTCCGGTTCTGGCATAGAATCTGGGTATGCTAACCGCTCAACTTTACTCACCCAGTTTCCTTCTTTGTGCATTCCGGATGGTCTGAATTTGTCTAATGACTGATTATAAGGCGGCGAAGTAACAATCATCGATATCTCATTAGAACCGATCAATGATTTGCAATTTTCAGCATCTGATGAATCTGCTACCATTAACCGGTGCTTGCCGAGCAACCATACATCCCCGAGCCGCACACCGGGCTTCTCGCGCGCCGGCGGAGCATCGTCGGGATCCGCGAGCCCAGCGTTACCCTTCGCCAGCGCTGCAGCGAGCGCGGCCGGATCGAAGCCCATCGCCTCGTAGCTGATATCGCCGCCTTGCACCGCGAGCAGAGCTTCGCGCAGCAGGCCATCGTCGAATTCGGAAAGACGGGCGTGACTATTGTCCGCGATTACAAAAGCCAGCTTTTTCTTTTCCGACCACCCGCGCACCACGATGGCCTGCAGATCGGTCAAGCCAGCATGCGCAGCCGATTGCACACGGCCATGCCCAGCCAGAATGGTATCGTTTTCGTCGATCACCAGCACGCTGGTGGCACCGAACTCAGCATAGGATTTGGCTAGACCTTCGATTTGAGAGGCAGAATGCACATTCGGGTTTTTCGGATGGGCGCGCAATTGAGAGATGGTCCGCATCTCGATTGTCGGCGCCGCAAGGGTGATCTTGGGCTTTTTCATGCCGCTTCTCGAAAGCAAATACCCCGACGCCCATCATCGGCCGGCAACAGTGGGATCCGCGACAGCCGCAGCCGCTCCGAACTCTGCGGGAATGTGACGTCGATGATGGCACTCCCATCGCTATCTTCGAGCAGCACGGCATCGCAGAGATCGCCGGCGAGCGCCCGATACTTAACCATCGTGTCGGTCATGTCGCGGTTTCCTGCAGCATTTTATGGGATGGCACCGAGGCCCGGGGGCTGGGGGGCAGACATTCGGGCCTCGGTGCCGGGCCGACAGTGAGAACCACCAAACCGTCGACCAACTCGTATTAACCAGCTTCCGGTGGAGTCGCCAGCGCTTCTTCGCACCGTGCCCTGACATGATGGAATTCGGCATCCGATAGAGTGCCTTTCCCCCAGTGCCGGAATGCGCGCCAGAGCGATGCCTGCGCTTGATGTGAGGGATAAGCCTGCGTGAGATATTTCACGTCAACCTTCTCCGGATGACGCATTGCATCAATCTGCCGAAGGACTGATTGAAGTTCGCCGGTAAGCTTCTCATCACAGAGTGGTTGGATATTGCTCTCGGCCATTTCAGGAATCCTTTTTCTTTTCCGGCGCTGGTTTCTTTTCGGCCATTTTCTTTTTAAGGTCGGCCACAATTTTATCCGTGACAGACCCGAGCGGCCGCCAATTAGGATCAAGTTTTTCAGTCATAGCGATACGGCTCCCTTTTGAGGTGTGAATAATCCTGTGTCCTCGTCGACGTAGAAATAGCAAACCCCCCGCCTTCCGGCCCCCTGCTCGCGCACCTTCGCGCTGATTACGCGAGCCGTCGATTTTTCGGCATCACGCACGACAATCAAGCCATTGTCGCATTTGTTGTACCAGTTCATCGAACCTTCGATGTCCGAAAGCGCTGGCACTTTTCCATCCGATATACCGGCCTTCGTTGGATGCGCGACCAAAATAACCGTCACAGAATAGTTTCGGCAAAACCCTTTGATCCATTGCAGGCATAGCCCGATGTAATCGGTCATCATCATATCTCTTGGCTTTGCCCGCTCAATCTCATTCCAAGGATCTATCAGCAAAAGACTGACCCCATCCTTTTCGACCGCGACAATAGCCTTTCTTAAAATCCAATCGAGGGTGCGTGGCTCTTGCTCAAAGTCGTCCCGAATTGCTGACTGCACAAAACATTGCGTTTCGCTGAACACCTCCCAAGCTGGCCGATCACCCCAAATCATGCTGAGTTTATCGCGGATGAAA